GGAAATATCAAATTTTGAGTAGTTTTTAGCATAAGAGTTTACAGGTCTTGTCCAAACCCTAACATAATTTTCTTTTTCAACACCAGGATAATCATTTTCAACAAAAGTGTCTAAATATTCTTTATACTTTGGTGTTATAATATTGTAGTTTGCTGTAAAAATTTCCTCATATTTAACCCAAACAGTTTCTTCTGGTTTAATTGTTCTTTGTGTTTTTTCACCAGTTTGTTTATTAATTTCTGTTACAGTTCCACGAATATCAAAACCACAAACATAATATTGTAACTTATCTTGTACTTGTGATAATTTTGAAACCATACCGTCAAGTAATTTTAAATCGTGTAAGTGAGAAGAACCACCTAACCAACCAATTCTAATTTTATCAGAAGGTAATGTTGGTTCATTAAATTGTGGGTCATTTGGGTCTACAGCATTTGGTAATACAATAACATTTTTATTGAATCTTTTAATTTCGTTTGCAAAAAGTTCTGTTGTTGTTGTCACATAATTACAAACTTTTAGATTTGCAACTATTTTTTCGTGAATTTTATTCTGAACAATAAGTTGGTGTATTGGGTGTTCTTTTGTTGGTAACCAATAATCATCAATGTCACCAATTACAACAATACCAATTGACCTTAATTTTTTAATAAACTCAACCGAAGCATCATAATCGGTTCCAATAATTCTATGAAAATGAACAATTTGATATTTTTTCCAAAATTCTAAATCGTTTATATTAACACTATATTCAATATCTACGTGGAACTCTTCCGGATATAAATTTTGTAACTTAACATGGGGGTCAACAGATCTAAATTTACCAACTCCACTACCATCTGATGGTAGTACTAAAACATTTATTTTACTCATTTAATAATTTTTATTTAAAATATATCAAACTACATTTTAAATATCAATATATAAAAAAACAAAAAATCCCCCCAATTAATTTTGAGAGGACTTTACTTTATCGATGACACTTAAATTATTTTGCTATTTTTTTTATCTTTGTTACTCTACCTTCAAAGATATGTTGACCAACTCTAAATTTAAACTGATCGTTTGATTTTGTTTCTGATTCTGTTAATAAACCATTTTCTCTTAAAACATCTTCTACTGTTTCTCTAACAATTTGCCTAATATCATTATTTGATTGTTTAGGGATTGATTTTTGTTTTGGTATATTAGAATTCTCTTCACTAACATTATTATTCATTAATCTTGACGCTCTCTCAACTAAATCATTACTTAACCCAACACCAGAATGTACACCCATTGTTGGTTGATCAATTGGGTGTTCAATCATTAATCTTTTAATTTCATCAGGTAATTTTGAATTTAAAATTCTATCTTTTGTTGGTATTTCTGTGTTATATTGTTTTGGTGTTGCTTCTTGAAGGAATTCTTGTGGTAAATTATAAGTTGCATTTGGTGTTTGGAACTGTTGTAACTCAGGTACATTAGGTATATTCTTAGCCTGACCCCTATCCATATTATTGTGTTTATCCATTATTTTTTTGGATATTAATAATTTGTTAATTAAATCTTGTTCTGAATTCATATTTCTTCTATATTTTGTTCTTCTGGTCTATTATCAAAGACCGCGTTAATTATTACTCTTGTCATACTTTTATCACCATTTGGGTTATAACCAGGTCTAACTTCATTAAAGTTTTCCATAGTTGGTTTATAATTTATTATTTTATCAACTCTAAACATTCTCCAACTAGGCAATGGTTTTTTACCCAAATACGCTCTATGTGACGCACCCTCAACATCCCAAGCTCTCAATACTGGGTTTCCAGCTTTACTATAACCATAACAAACAGGTTCAATAATTCTTAATCCTTTTCCTCCTGGTTCATCACCATCATAATAAACAATAACCCTTCGTTTTTTTTTAATAGAATCTACGATAGCATCAATAGAAGCTACTTCAACAATAAGGTCTTTTAATGTATTGTAAAGTTTCATTAAGCTGTTGGTGTGGTATAAGGTTTGTCTCTTTGATATTCGTTAATTTTAATTTCATTGATTCTTTCAATTATGTCAATAGAAGAACCACCATTTGCTGTATCAAGAAAACCACCGGTACCTTTACCTTGTTCATCACCATCAGAAATAGCATCTTTATTTGTTGCAGAATAAGGGTTAACAGCTTTGTAATCGTTTTTTGGAATCAACCTATTTCTTTGTTGTTCACCCACCATACCCAACTCATTCATTGGTTGGCTAAAATCTAATCTTTCACTTACTGGCATTTTAAATTATTTTTTTAATTAAATCGTTTATCCTTACTATACTTTCTTGTATTTTAAGGTCATCCACTTGACTTTTGTGTTCTTGTGAGGGTCTATTTAAATCTGCTAACCAACCCATATCATCAATTAATTGTTGATTAACATCATCTGGCATATACTCTCTATTTATCTGTTGGGTTTGTTCATCACCTCTTCTTAATGAATCCAAAGTTTGGTCCACCCAATTTCTCATATAATCACCACCGTTTAATATAAACGGAGCATCTTCTTTATTTCCATTGTAGTTATCAAAATAATTTTTAATTCTACCCAACTGTTGATATGTTACTTGACCATTTGTTCTTAAATCAGTATTTCTATTGTGACCTTCAACCGATGAATCAGAATTAGGTACCTGTTGAAAACACACTGTAAGGTGGTCAATCATTTCTTTTGGTATTTGAATTATTTTTCCGTAAAGACTACTATTCACCGCTCTTTAAGTATTTTACAAGTTTATCAATACTAATACCTTCTTTCTCTGCAATAGCTCTAATTGACTCTAAATTTTTTTTAATTATTTTCCCAACTACATTTCCTTCGGTTTCTTTTTTTATTACATCAGTATCTTTTTTCTTTTTTGTTAATAAAATTTCATCAAGAAGATGATTCATTTTTTGTTCTTCCAATTCAGATAATCTTCTTTTTGTAAAACAATTTTTACATCTACCTCTTTTTTTTTCTTGTTTTAATTCTTTATCCAATTTTTTGTCAAAACCAAATGATTTACATCTTTCATCTCTTTCTAAAAATTCATCAATACCCATATCTTTCATTGTACCCATACAATCTTTATAAGATTTATCATCTTCTGTTTCGTCATAGGCAAAAGCATCTGAATAATCAACTTCGTCAATAATGTTATCACCTTTATCTTCAGATTCACCATAATAAACTCTAATAAACGGCCACTGACTTGTTCTGGTCATTCTTGTTGTTTGATCCAAAGTTTTATGTGGGTGCATATTTTGTTGAAGTATTGGAATATTTGAACCTAAAAAACTACCGTCGCTATCAACTAACTCGTCTAATTCTCCATCCGGTTTATTAGGTTCTTCTTTTTCATATTTTTTAGGTACTTTACTATTAAGTTTTATTCCTAATTTTTCACCTAATTTAATAATGAATGGTGTTGCAATTGTTGAACCTGGAAATATTTGAAAAGCAATTAAAGGTAATATTTTTAAAATATCTGCAGACTGATCTTTTATAAATTTTTTATCTTCATCCGACAATTCAAAATCTTTATCTTTTAAATAATCTTTTGCTGCGGACATTACTATTCTAACTAAAAGTCTAGTCTCTTTAAATTCTTTAACCACAGTGTCTTTATATTTCTTTAATTCCGAAGTAATATCAGAGATACTATTTTTTTTCAAACCTATTTTGTTTTTATTTTCCATTTTAATATTAAATTCTATTTTGGCTTTTTAATATAAATACTTTGATATGTAGTATTTATCTATAAAAGAAATGGCTTACCAAAATATTAATCAATATGTCTATCAAAAAAATAGAATTGGTCTAGAATATGATAGTATGGATATGTCACTAGCCTCTGACGAAAGAGACTATAGTGAAGAAGTTGTATTCTCGCCTTTTATAATTGCTGAAACATACGGTAAAAAACTACCAATAAATATTGATATTGATAATCCATTAACAGTACAACCGTTAAATCTTAGTTATAAAAATTATAATCAAAATAATATTTTTGTTTCTCAAAATTATTATAACCCAAATGATGAATTATTAAATTGTTTAACAGCTGATACTGTTTGTGATATTGGTTTAACTGGTATCGATAATGGTTTAGTAAATAAAATGACTGGTGAAACATTAAATTTTACTGAAGGTATTTTTGAAGATTCTGTAAAGTTTAATAGAATGTACTACGATAGAAGAATGAAAATGATACAAGTAACCGGATATACCGGAACTTATAGTCGTTTTTCTGGATTTACAAAACAAACATTATATGAAGTTGTAAGTAAAAATCATCCACAATTTGGAAAATATCATGAACTATATGGTGGGTTTTACCAAGGGTTTTATAAACTATTTGGGTATGACTATGAAATTTTACCAGAAAGAGTTACAAAAGGTTGGTCTGTTGAAATGGTTTTAAAACCAAGGTTATCAAATGAGTTTAGTCCTGGACCAAATGAAACAACTTTAAACTTATTATATCCTCAAAATAAAAATACGTTTTTTTATATGGGGACAAGAGCTGAAAATAAATTTTATCATCACGCAGATGGTAGTCCAAAATGTTTTACAGGTTACACAAGAGTTACAACACCACTTGCAAATTGTTTACAAACTTGTGCTTGTTGTAATAAAGCTATAACAAATAGTAGATGTATATTTGTTTACCCACCAAGGTCAAAAAATAATCAACACGACCCACACGCAAATTATGGTTGTGATAAATGTAATGGTGTTAATAGTGTTAAAATAAGTTGTGGTTGCGGTTGTAATGAATCACCTTGTGATACTTGCGGTTGGGAATGTCAAACACACCAATGTGAAACAATATTCTACCCAACACCAACACCAACACCAACACCAAGTCCAACACCGACTTGTCAAGATGTAACACCTATTTGTACACCTAGTTGTGCAACTTGTAATGATTGTGTTGATTGTGTTGATTGTGGAACAACTGGTTATACATCAATAGAAGATACTTGTGAGAAAGATCCGTTATTTGATTTAATGTCAAATAATATTTCATTTAAATTATGTGGTGACCCAAAAAACCCATCAATTGGTGTTAAAGTTTTAAGATTTACCGGTGGATGTGAAACAACAGGAACTTGTGTTACCGGACAAACCTATATGACCGGATATACAATTCAAGAATATTGTTCACCACCAATATACCCAAGATGTGAAAAAGAAAATCCTTCTTGGTTAAATTTGGAACATTGGTTTCAAGTCGATGTTGTTTGGAGAAGGTATACAAATTATGATTTTTGTGATTTAAAATATTTTGGTGGACTTGCGGATATAACAGAAATTAAATATTTAGATTCTTTAGCAAATAATACCGTCAATTTAATTAAGCCACCTTTAACTCATACAAATGAATTTGGAGAAACAATTGAAATTGTTAATTTAAATAAAAAGTGGTTAGATGAGAAAAAGGATAGACTTGGCAGATTACGAATTTATGTTAATGGAAAACCAATATATACTTTAGAAAATTTTGAAGAGGTTATTCCAAGAGCACTAAATACAGATAAAGAAAGACAATTAGCGGTACCATTTAATATTTCTTGGGGTGGAGGAACACAAGGTCTTCACGAAAATTTAACATTTTCATCTTGTACCGGTTTAACCTCAAATTATATCCAAGACCCTGAATGTTTTCCAACATCAGTTTTAAGTGGGACAACATTATCTGGGTTAACAACAAATATATTATTAGAAAAAGAATTTGGTGGAACGTTTGAAGGTGGTATTTCACAATTTAGAATGTATGTTGAACCTTTAACTGGTGATGAAATTAAACACAACTTTTTATTGTTAAAAGATAAATTTGCAATGTTTGACCCAGATTGTCCAGATTGTGGTGATGATTTCTGTGAGGTTGATGATTTTACTTATGTTATTAATGATGTAACAACAACCACAACAACAATACCGGTTACAACAACCACAACAACATTTAATCCATATCTTTTAATAACGCAAGATTTTGAACCAATTATAACTCAAGATAACGATAATATTATTTGGTATTGGCCAACACCAATGGTTGGTGGATTTAGTCCTGATAGTATTTTATTTGGTAGAACGTATATTCAAGATAACAGAGATCAAAATTATTTAATTCAAAATCATTTTAATCAAAAATTAAATTCAAAAACATTAACACAAAGATATTGGGACGACAATGGATGGTGGGGTGACCAAGGATATTTACCACATTGTGTTGGTTATGCTTGGGCTCATTGGTTAGAAGATGGTCCAGTTGAACAGTCTGGTATTCCACCAATTATAAAACCAATAGACATTTATAAAAATGCACAAAAACTTGACGAATGGTACGGTGAAAATTATGATGGAACTTCTGTAAGGGGTGGTGTTAAATTTTTACAACAACAAAAGAAAGTAAAATCATATTATTGGACATATGATTTAAACACACTTATAAATACTGTTTTAAATGTAGGACCAGTTGTTGTTGGTACAAACTGGTATTATGGAATGTTTTATCCGGATAAAAATGGTTTAATTAAAGTTAGGGGTGCTTTAGCTGGTGGACATGCTTATATAATTAATGGTATTGATACCAAAACAAAACAGTTTAGAATAAAAAATAGTTGGGGTAAAAGTTGGGGAAAACAAGGTCGCGCATTTATTTCATTTACTGATATGACAAGATTAATTAGAGAACAAGGTGAAATTTGTTTAGCAACAGAAATAAAATCATAATATAAAACATATTTATTAAATAAAAAAAACTATGGCAGATAAAAGAATAACCGACTTACCTTTAATATTATCTGGTGATATATCAACACAAGATGTATTACCAATAGTAGATGTCAATCTAGACATTACAAATAAAATTGAGGTAGATCAATTAAAATCATATATATTAACAGGTGTTAATGATTATTATGTTACTGGTGGTACCTATTCTAATGGAACAATAACATTAGGGAGACAAAATGGTTCTTTATCAATTAGCGGTTTATACACTGGATCAACAGATGTTTTTGTAACTGGTGGTACCTATGATAACACAACTGGAACATTAACTTTAAAAGATAATAACGGAACGTCATTTGGTGTAACTGGATTTACAACTGGTGGTACTGGGACTTCTTTATATGAAGTTGGTTCTGGAACTGACTCAACACAAAGGGTTGGTGTTAATAATGTTGCAATCGGTAATTGTTCTGCTGTTTTAGCTGGATCCGGAAACACTGTAATATCAGAATTTTCTTTTATTGGTGGAGGTTATAATAATACTGCTGGTTTTAGTGGTGGTGTTAATTTTGTTTATAATGAAACATTTACAGGTAATATACCTTCATCAGGATTTTACGGTTCAATTCCACCATCATCAACACTTTCCGGTCTTGGTTCTGGTTCAACTTTTTCATTTTATTTTTCAACTCAAACAACTTTAAGTAATGTTTATGTTGACAATCAAGGTAGTGGATATGTTAGTGGTGATACATTAACATTTAACGGTTCAAATTTTGGTGGTGTAACACCTGCCGATAATGTTACAGTTCAAATCAACACATTAGGTGGTTCAAACATCGTTATTGGTGGTGGTCAAGGAAATACTGCAAATAGAGACTCATCAACAATTAGTGGTGGTTATATAAATAAAAGTAACGCAAACTGCTCAACAATCGGTGGTGGTTGTCGTAACATTATTTCAAATGATTCTTGTTACTCAACAATTAGTGGTGGTAGAAGAAATACCGGATACGGTTGTTACGGAGTAATTAGTGGTGGTCGTTGTAATGAAACTGGTGCTTATGGTACAATAACTGGAACATTTAATCAAGTGTATACCGGTGGTACTTTAAATGGAACTTTTTCTGGTGGTTATAACCCAACATCAACGACATCTGGTTATGGATTTGATGCTTCTTTTGGTTTTGTTTTTAATTTTGGTACTTTATCTAGTGTTAATATTCTTGGTGGTGGTAATCGATATATTGGAAATGATACTTTATTTTTTAATGGTAATATATTTCCTGGTGGAACAACTGGTATTGATGATGTAACATTTCAAGTTAGTACATCAATAAATAACTATGCAACAGTAGCTGGTGGATGTTGTAATACTGCATCTGGTGAATACTCAACAATTAGTGGTGGGTATGAAAATACAGTATCCGGTGATTATTCAACTATTGGTGGGGGTTCTTGTAACACAATTAATACTAATTCGTGCTATTCAACTATTGGTGGTGGTGATGATAATACTATCCTTCAAGGTGATGTTGCAACAATCAGTGGTGGTGAAAATAATACGATAAGTGGTGCTTATTCATTTATTGGTGGTGGTTATAATAATATAATAACAAGTTCTGATGCAACAATTGGTGGTGGTTGTAATAACACTGCAAGTGGTTACAAATCATTTATTGGTGGTGGAGAAAATAACGTTTCTGGACGAAATAATTTTGTTAGTGGAATAAATAGTTCTGTATATACTGGTGGTACTTTAAATAATACTTACGGTGGTATCTCACCAACATCAACATCAAGTGGTACTGGATCTGGGGTATTATTTAGTTTTGATTTTGTTCTTGGTGTATTACAAACCATCCAAATACAAAACGGAGGTTCTGGTTATTCTAATGGTGAAACACTATATTTTAACGGTGGATTATTTGGTGGTGGTTCATCTCCTTTAGATGATGTTTGGTTAAACATCCAAACAGAAAATAGCACACATACAACCGTAAGTGGCGGCTATTGTAACACATCAAGTGGGGATTACTCAACCGTAAGTGGTGGATATAGAAACACATCAAGTTGTTATAGTTCAACAGTAAGTGGAGGTATTAATAACAAATCAAGTGGTAATTCTTCAACCGTAGGAGGTGGTCTTGAAAATACATCAAGTTGTTGTTATTCAACAGTAAGTGGGGGACGTAGAAATACATCAAGTGGTTATCATTCAACCGTAAGTGGTGGATACCGTAATACATCAAGTGGTCAATATTCAACCGTAAGTGGCGGACAATTTAACACATCAAGTGGTAATTATTCATTTGTTGGTGGTGGACAATGTAACGCGTCAAACTCTATTAACTCAACCGTAAGTGGTGGATTTTGTAATACAACAAGTGGAACTTACTCAACAATAGGTGGAGGTAATAATAATAAGTCTAGTGGTGGTTATTCAACACTAAGTGGTGGTCAAAATAATGTTGCCGGTGGTACACATTCATTTATTGGTAGTGGTTTTGGTAACGTTTCAGGTGTTAATGGATTTGTTACTGGTGTTACAGGTTTTGTATATACTGGAGGAACATTTAATAGTACATTCACCGGTGTTAGTCCAACTTCAACAAGTAGTGGATTAGGATCCAATGCGTTTTTTAACTTTAGTTTCCTTGGTGGTGTATTACAAAGTGTTACAGTACAATCAGCAGGATCTGATTATGTAAACGGAGATATACTATATTTTAATGCCGCTTCATTTTTTAGTACATCACCTCTTAATGATGTTTGGATAACAATATCAAGTGCTAGTAATTCATTTACAACAGTAGTTGGTGGTAGTCAAAACACATCAAGTGGATATCTATCAATTGTTGGTGCTGGTTATCAAAATACATCAAGTGGTTGTTATTCATTTATTGGTGGTGGATGGTGTAACACAACGGTAGGTGATTGCTCAATGATACTTGGTGGTTATGCAAATAAATCTATCGGTACAAGAAGTGCTGTTGTGGGTGGTCAGAATATTGTAGCAACAGAAGATGATATGACATATATGCCAAGTGCGAACATCCAATCAACCGGATATATTTATTTTGGAGACGTTAACACAAATGGTTCTTGGAGAATGAGTATATCTGGCGCAACATTTATAATTGAAAAAAGAGTCGGAGGTGTTTGGGTTGTGTCCGGAACATTCGTATAAATAAAATAAAAAAATAAAATAAAAAATGGGATTTAATACAGACATATTAAGTGCAACAACAATAAGTGGTGGAACATTCTATGGTGATGGTTCCGGATTAGTTGATAACACAATTACCGAAATTATAAATTCACCAACACAGAATCCACTTAATGTTAACACAAGTAATGATTATTTACCAATTACTGGTAATGACCAATATCAAGATGAAGCAAGTAACTATATTTCTTGGACAAATGGGTCAAATAATGGGACAGGATTTAATCCTTGGACCATAACTACACAACCAAATACTGGTGTGTTTTTAGGTAATCCAGCGTCGGATGGTATGGGAACCGCCGGTATTGGAACAAACGCATTTGCTCTTTTTGCAACTGACGGATCAAATTATGTATCAACATCAAGAACATTTACATCTGGAATGAATGTTGGTGATGTATTTAGTTTTTATTGGGCGATAAATTTTGACGCAAATGGTGGTAATAAAGGTTTTGATTTAAAAGCTGGTGGTACAACAATTTTTAATGCTAATAATAATAATTCTGCAACAATAACATCAAACTTATCTTCACCTAATAACATTATTGATAGTGGTTATGGTACAACACCAATGTTAGTTACTCTAACTAGAACAAGTGATATTCTTTATAATATAACAATAACATCTAGAAGTGGTGGACCAACTTATTCTGCATCAATAAATTCACCATTGGTTGTCAATGAAATTAATTTTTATTGTGGTGCTCAAGGTGATGGTTTAGGACAAAGGAATTTATTTTTTAATCAACTTTTAATTACAAAAACAACAGAGTTATTAAAAATAACAGTTGATGATTTGGGAAGTTTGTTTGGTGGTGGGTCTTTATATGAAGTTGGTTCCGGTACAGACTCAACACAAAGATGTGGTGTTAATAATGTTGCTAGTGGCAATTGTTCTATTGTTGCAGGTGGTGATTATAACACATCATTATCACCTTCTTCAGTTATAAGTGGTGGTAAATGTAATACAGCAGACTGTAATTTTTCAACCGTAAGTGGTGGTTATTCTAATAAAACTTATGGTGGTTGTTCATTTGTAGGTGGCGGTGTTCGTAACACAGCAAGTAATAACTTTTCAATAGTTGGTGGTGGTTGTATCAACACATCAAGTGGTAACTACTCAACAATAAGTGGTGGTCGTCAAAATACATCAAGTGATTATTATTCAACCGTAAGTGGCGGTCGTCAAAATACATCAAGTAGTTGTTATTCAACTATAAGTGGTGGTCGTCAAAATACATCAAGTAGTTGTTATTCAACTATAAGTGGTGGTTATCGTAATGTTTCAGGAATAAACGGAACCGTAAGTGGTGTTTACAATCAAACATATTTAGGTAGCACATTAAATGGAACATTTAATTCAATATCTCCATCATCAACATCTTCTGGTTATGGTAATGGTGCAATATTTAATTTTGTTTTTAACACCGGAAGTTTATCTACTGTTACTCTTGTAACAATTGGTTCTGGATATGTAAACGGAAATTTATTAACCTTTGACGGAACTTTATTTGGTGGATCAAGTGGAACCGACGATGTTACATTAAATATTAATACACAAAACATAGGAAATAGTTCAACCGTAAGTGGAGGTCGTGGTAACACATCAATTGGTGGATATTCAACCGTAAGTGGGGGTGTTGGTAACACATCAAGTGCGTGTTATTCAACAATAAGTGGTGGAGTAAATAACACATCAAGTTGTAATTATTCATTTGTTGGTGGAGGTCGCCAAAACACATCAAGTGGTGACCTTTCAACGATTGCCGGTGGTCTTCAAAACGCATCAAGTTGTAAATATTCAACCGTAAGTGGTGGTGCTTTTAATACATCAAGTAGTGATAATTCATTTATTGGTGGTGGACTTAGAAATACAACAAGTGGACAATATTCAACTATAAGTGGTGGTTATTGTAATGTTTCAGGAATAAATGGAATCGTAAGTAGTTTTTCTAATCAAACATATTTAGGAAGTACATTAAATGGAACATTTAATTCAATATCTCCATCATCAACATCTTCTGGTTATGGTAATGGTGCAACATTTAATTTTGTGTTTAACACAGGGAGTTTATCTACTGTTACTCTTGTAACAATTGGTTCTGGATATGTAAATGGAGATTTATTAACCTTTGACGGAACTTTATTTGGCGGATCAAGTGGAACCGATGATGTCACTTTAACTATTAACACATCAACAATAGGAAATTGCTCAACCGTAAGTGGAGGTCGTGGTAACACATCAAGTGGAGATATATCAACCGTTGGTGGTGGTCGTTTTAACACATCAAGTGGAGATATATCAACCGTAAGTGGTGGTTGGCAAAACACGTCAAGTGGATATAACTCAACAATAAGTGGGGGATATTGTAATACATCAAGTGGATATAACTCAACCGTAAGTGGGGGATGTTGTAATACATCAAATGGTTGTGGATCATTTATTGGTGGTGGACGAAATAACACAATAAATTGTTTTTTTAATACAATTGGTGGTGGTCAAAATAACACATCAATTGGACAACAGTCTATAATTGGTGGTGGTTCTAGTAATGTGGCATTTGGTAGTGCTTCATTTATCGGTGGTGGTAGTCAAAACACATCAAATGGCGGTGGGTCAACTATTAGTGGTGGAGTCGCTAACACATCAAGTGGTGATTCTTCAACCGTAAGTGGTGGTCGTTTTAACACATCAATTGGCTGTTGCTCAACCGTAAGTGGTGGTTATTGTAATGTTTCAGGAATAAATGGAACCGTAAGTGGATTGTATAATCAAACATATTTAGGAAGCACATTAAATGGAACATTTAATTCAATATCTCCATCATCAACATCTTCTGGTTATGGTAATGGTGCAACATTTAATTTTTTGTTTAACACAGGAAGTTTATCTACTGTTACTCTTGTAACAATTGGTTCTGGATATGTAAACGGTGATCAATTATTATTTGATGGTACTTTATTTGGTGGATCAAGTGGAACCGATGATGTTACTTTAAATATTAATACACAAACAATAGGAAATTGCTCAACAATAGGTGGAGGTCACCAAAACACATCAAACGGAAATTCTTCAACAGTAAGTGGTGGTTATAGAAACACATCAAGTGGTAATTACTCAACCGTAAGTGGTGGAGTAAATAACACATCAAGTGGAGATATATCAACCGTAAGTGGTGGAGTAAATAACACATCAAGTTGTAATTATTCATTTGTTGGTGGAGGTTATAATAACACATCAAGTGGTCAATATTCAACAATAAGTGGTGGAGGTTGTAACACATCAAGTAGTGATAATTCATTTATTGGTGGTGGACTTAGAAATACAACAAGTGGACAATATTCAACTATAAGTGGTGGATATCGTAACACGTCAATAAATGTTTATTCGGCAATACTTGGAGGACAAAGTAATACATCCCAACACGATTGTTCATTTATTGTTGGTAGCGGAATTTTTAGTACAGCGGCAAACACAACACACGTAAATTGTTTACACTTTAGTAATATACCAACAAGTTCAGCGGGTCTTGCTCCAGGAACAGTATGGAATAATGGTGGTGTATTAAACATAGCATAAAATTAAATAAATTTAAAATGAAAAAAGTATTTAAAGATTTTTTAAACAAGTATTATAAAGAAAGTTTAGTCAGAAAAAAAGATAAAAATCAAAAAGATTTTGGGTCAAAAGTTAATGATTGTATAGTACAAGTCTACAATAAAAATTCTGATAAACAAATAACAAGTAAGGACGTTATTTTACCGTCAGGTTGTTACTCAATGATGTTAGAAACTGAAGATGAAAATGTATTTACAAAATGTTTGTCTATTTTACCAAATATGAACGATATAATTGTGAGTCAAATTAAAACTTGTATAAAAGGTCAAAACGTTACTTGTGTTAAAGGTGTTGGTTTTACAATAGAAAAAGCTGGTGATATAATATATACGGATTGTTGTGGTCAAACTAATGCAAATTTTTACAATGAAAATAAATATTTTCTTGATGTTTGTATAAAGAGTGGTTCACTTTTACCTTATGATAAAAAGGGTAAACCGGCTAGCATTATTAAAATAGAATATGAAAATCAAAAATGTATTTGTGATAGTAAACAATAAATCAAAAATAAAACAAAAATGGAAATTAAATTATTATTTAAGTATGAAGAACCAAAACAAATTGGTGAACACAAGGTAATTGCAATTAGACAAGTACCAAGAGGAATTAGATTTAGAACTGAAAATGGACCAATCCTTAAAGAAGTTGCATTTAAAGAAACTTGGACTGAAGAAGAATTGCACGCATTATTATTAAGTTAATAAACAAAACCCCACCTTTAAAAGTGGGGTTTTTTATACACTTTTTTGTTACAAATAATATAATTGTATTATGTTTGTAACAGTATGTAATAAAGAATACCTCATAGGATTTGAGGTAATGTTAAAATCTTTAATAGATAATAATCCAAGAGTTGTTACTGATAATTTACCATTTGTAATTATTACAAACGATTTAAACCCTGAAGATTTAGTCACCTCAAGAACAATTTATAATAATATACATATAAAAAGATTTGACGAATCAAAATATTCACAAATAGAGGAATTAAAAAAACAACAAATGGCATTTGGTGATTATACCAAATATGAAATTTTTTCTTTGACCGAATTTAAAAAAATTATATTTTTAGACTCCGATACAATAATATTAGGAAACATTGATTACCTTATTGATTTTAAAGAACCATTTGGTTGTGTGAGAGAATTATTTATTGATCAATATAACACCGGTGTTATGGTAATCGAAAATAAATATTTAAATCCAAAAATTACAGAAGATTTAATCAATCTAACAAACATTTATGGTATTACAGAACATTTAGATCAGGACATAATAAATAATTATTTTATTGATGTTATCACGCCAATTCCATTGGAATACAACTATCTTAAAATATATTCAAAACAAATTTTTCAAAACACCGGACTTCCGGAGTATATTAAAATAATTCATTATGTTGTTAAAAAACCTTGGCAACAAAAACCATTGGTAATATTAGAAGAAGGAACACTATGGACCGAAAGATATTGGTTTGAGTATTATTCAAAAGTACTAAAGTTAAAAATATAATGGTTAAAAGACATTACGGACAACACGAGCTATTGGAGTATGTTGAATTAGATAAAGACGCTCAAACATTAGAAGGAAAAGTAATTTTAATGCACTTTGATTCTTTTTGTCTTGGCGATACAATTTGTTTTTCCTCTTTTATTGACGCTTTTCTTGATTATCACAAACCAAAAAAAGTAATTATCTCAACATTTTTTATACACTTATTCAAATCAACGGATGAAAGATATGAATTTATTAACGCAAATCAAAAATTAAAATTAACTGTTGATAAATTAATTGATGTTGGTTACGATAAAAATAGTTTAGAAGATACAAAAGGTGGTATGATGTGGGCAACAAAAAGAACAATGATGTTACCACAAGAAACAAAACCTAGAAAATGTCCGGTTATTCCATATGAAAGAAAAATAATCCCAAATAAAATAACAATTGCACCAGAGTCATTAAAAAAAATTGCTCAGTGGAACCATTTTGGAAATTACGGTTGGCAATCATTGGTAAATGAAATTGTAAATTCTGGATTTGTGGTTTCAAATGTTTCATACGAAAATACAATGAATTTACAAAATGTAACTGGTTTTCACGGTCACGATGATATTAGGGTTGCATTAAATGAAATTTTATCATCACGAGTATTTGTGGGATTATCTTCTGGACTTGCTTGGCTTGCTTGGGCTTACGGTGTTCCGGTTGTTATGATTTCTGGCTTTACAAAAGAACATAATGAATTTAATTGTTATAGAGTTACAAATAAACTTTCTTGTAATGGTTGTTTTAATTTATTTCAAAATATACAATCAACTTGTCCTTTATTTTTGGGTACCGATAGAGAAAATGAGTGTCATAAATCAATTACACCACAAATGGTTATTGACAAAATAAACGAAGCTCTTAAATTTAATTAAAAATTATGGAAAAAAAATATAGTGTATTTCACATAGAGGGTGGTCTTGGTAAACATGTTTTAGCAACAGCAGTTGCAAGATGTATTAAAAATAATCATCCGGATAGAGAACTAATTGTTGTTTGTGCTTATCCAGAAATTTATCTTAATTTAGATTTTGTTAATCGTGTGTATAGATTAGGTAACACACCTTATTTTTATGACGATTATATAAATGAAAAAGATAGTTTAATTTTCAAACACGAACCGTACTTTACTGAAGATCATATTCATAAAAAATTATCATTAATCCAAAACTGGTGTAAATTATTTAACCTTGAGTATAGTAATGAAAAACCAGAACTTGTTTTTAATTTAAGACAACAACAAATTGGTATTAATAAATGGCAAAGACAAAGACCAATTATGGTTATTCAAACAAACGGTGGACCATTAAATGACCAACCGTATCCGTATTCTTGGACAAGAGATATACCTATGGACACTGCTCAACAAATTGTAAATTCATTTAAAGACTATTATCATATAATTCAAATTTGTAGACACGAATCAAATGCTCTTCAAGGTGTTGAGGTAATTAAAGAACCGATGTCAAATATGGAATTATTTTCACTTCTTTTATTTTCACAAAAAAGATTGTTAATTGATTCTTGTTTACAACATGCCGCAGCAGCGCTTGGTTTACAATCAACAGTTCTTTGGGTTGGTACATCACCAAAAGTATTTGGTTATAATTTACATAATAATATTGTAGCACAACTACCAAACACAGTCAAACTTCCGGATAGTTATTTATTTGACTATAACTTTAATGGAATGGTTCACGAATGTCCGTTATTTGACACAAACATCTTTAACATAAACGAAATAATAGAATCACTAAAAAATTAAAATGGTACAAAAAATTTTCTTTCAAAGCTCACTACCTAGAGCAGGGTCTACATTACTACAAAATGTAATGGGTCAAAATCCAGATTTTTACGTTACACCAACATCAGGTGTATTAGAACTTGTATATGCCGCAAGAGCAAATTACACTTCATCACCAGAATTTAAAGCACAAGATACTCAACTAATGAGAGAAGGGTTTTTAAATTTTTGTAATCAAGGTGTTCAAGGTTTTTTTAATGCTGTAACGGATAAACCCTATGTTTTAGATAAAAGTAGGGGTTGGGGTGTTCATTACGGATTTTTAAATTCATTTTATCCTAACCCAAAAGTAATTTGTATGGTTAGAGATTTAAGAGGAATTTTTGCATCTATGGAAAAAAACTTTAGAAAAAATCAACATATGGATTCTGGAATTGTAAATCACGCACAAATGCAAGGAACAACAACAGAAAAAAGAATTGATATTTGGGCACAGTCACAACCGGTAGGATTAGCAATAGAAAGGTTACATCAAATTTTTAAAGAAGGTAACAATCAAAAAATGTTATTTGTTAAGTTTGAGGATTTTTCATCAAACCCAAAAAAAGAAATGGAACGTATCTATCAATACTTGGAATTACCTTATTATGAACATGATTTTAATAATGTTCAACAAATTACACAAGAAGATGACAGTGTGTATGGAATTTATGGTGACCATAAAATAAAAAGTAAAATAGAACCATTAAAACCAGATTATAAAGAAGTTTTGGGTGTTAACGCATCTAACTGGGTTAAATCTAATTATCAATGGTTTTATGATCAATTTGGATATTTTTGATTTATGAAAGAGAAAAAAATATATTGGTTTACCGGACAACCTGGTGCTGGAAAAACGGTGTTATCTTTAAGATTAAAAAAGTATTTAGAACAAGAATATGGACAAGAAGTATTCCATATTGATGGTGATGAGTTAAGAGTTTTATTTAAAAACATAAACTACGGTAGAGAAGGTCGTGAGGAAAATATAAAAAGAGCTCAAGATATTGCAAAATTTATTCACTCACAAGGTTATGATGTAATTGTTAGTTTAGTTGCACCATATAAAGAAATGAGGGAAAGTTTTAAGTATGATTTAAAAAATTTACTAGTTGAGTTTTATGTTCACACAACAGACATTAGAGGTAGAGAACATTTTCACACGGATGAATATGAAGGTCCTACAGAAAATTTTGTAGATATTGATACAACAAATGTTGATCCACAAATATCATTAAACGAAATAATCAAACACATATGAGTTGGGAAAAGAAAAATTATGGGGGGGATCCAACAACAAATGAAAGTAAAAAATATGCAATTTTTATTGGCCGTTATCAACCACCACATTTTGGGCATTTAGAGTTATTTGAACAAAAACTAAAACAAGGAGTTCCAATTTTAATTATGGTTAGGGATATTGAACCAGATGAAAAAAATCCTTTTACAACAGAGCAAACAGTGTTTTTATTGGAAAAATATTTTTCAAATAAAAAATTAGATGTTAAGGTTATGGTTATTCCTGATATTGAGTCGGTAAATTTTGGTCGTGGTGTTGGTTATGAGGTTAATGAATTTATACCACCAAAAGACATTGGTGGGATTTCAGCAACTGGAATTAGAAATTCCATTAAAAATAAAGATGATTATTGGAAAAAAATGATAGACGAATCAATCCAAAACGATATTTTTAATTTTTTGACTAATTAAACTATCAAACTCTGAAAAATTATTATCTTTTATTACAATATAATTATAAATTTTTTCAGATGTTTCTTTTTTAAGTTCATTAATTCTTTGGTTTTTTTGCCACATATATGATGATTTTATTTCTATTACAATATTGGTATTTTTAATTTTAAAATCCGAAAAATAATTGTGTGTTAAACCATTATCATCTACGTATTCAATTACCGGACCTCTTTCTAACATCGTAAACAGTCCAATTTTTTCACAGTATTTAATAAATTCTAACTCATAAGTACTTTGATAATCAATTCCTTTATATTGTTTAATTATGGTTTTTCCCCATCTGTTTTGTGGTTTTAATATACCAGTTTTATACGCCTTTTTAATTGACTCACTTAATTTTTTTTTAGTTTCTTCTGATCTTTTTGTACCCTTGTTTTTTTTAGCAATCTTTTTCCAAACTTGTTTATTAATATTATTTTGTTTTGTTGAGTCCCAGGTAAATGGATTACCACGTTCTTCTAACATCTTATTTCGTGCTTTAATAAAATTTTCATTTGGTTCTACACCATACATACCATTTCTATTACCTTTATTCATACATTTAAAACAATAATCAATATTACCATTTATTCCACAAATTCTTTTTTCAAATGTGGCACCACAATCATCACATTTTATTTTTAATTTTATTCTTCTGTATGATGTTGTTTTCAATAACGACCAATTTATAAAAAAAGGTTTATTTATTTCTGGAGTAAAACCTAGTTTTGTTTCCCAAGTTTTAAGTTTTAATTTAGATTTAATTTTTATTTCTACCATTTCATTTAGTACCATAATCTTTTTTTATTATAAATACTACAAAATACAGATTAATACCAAGACAATTTGGTCACATTTAATTTTCTATTAATTTACATATAAATAATACATAATATTTTTATAAAAAAATGACTTATGAAAACGCAGAGCAAAACATATCAAATTAGATATAATACAATTTCAAAAAACGATACCGAAAGGTGGAGATTAATAGAAAATGGAAATGAAATTTTAGTTTCTGATATTATAATTGATGGTCATACGTACACAACAAAAGACTGGATACCGGAAATAAATGATTATAAGTGGCACATAAGTTGTGTTGGTTATTGTGTTGTTAAAAACAATATTGCATATATCACAACAATAAAAGAAGAATCTGTTGTTATTAGACATATATTAAAAACACTAACATATAGATTTTTTGCAACAATTACAACAATTACAACAGCATTATTATTAGGTGCATCAATTGAGGTTTCGTCATTAATTGGTTTAGGTGAATTACTAATAAAACCTATAATTTATTTTTTCCACGAACGAGTTTGGTATAAATTTATAAAAGTTAAAAAATAGTCTTATTTGTTGTATTTATTGTAAAACAATAGATGAGTCAAAGTATTACAATAAATAGTGTTTTATATGATGGTGAGTTAGCAAGTATATTATTCAAACCAGACAATTCTGACGATGTAATTAATCTTGGTCTTGTTGAGTTACCTTTTACATTTTATCCTAATTTATTAAGTCCACCAAGAGAAGTATATGGTAGTTATACAATTTTGGTTCAAGGTTCAAGTTGTTCAAAAACATTAAATGTTCCAAGACCAACACCTACACCTACACCAACAGTTACTCCTACAAGGACCCAAACACCAACACCCACACCAACTAATACACCAACACCATCTTTTGATCCGTGTAAAGTACCAACACCAACACCAACTAATACACCAACACCAACTAATACACCAACAGTAACACCAACACCAACAGTTTCTTGTACAAATCCATGTGGTTGTTTTTAACAACAACTTTATAATAAAGACAAATGTTTTATAATTAATTAATGCAACAAATAGAAATTACAGGAGTTACCGGAACAGGACCTTATCAAGTCGAAGTTTGTGATATAACAAACACAACTTGTGTTGTTGTAACTGGATCAACAATTATTCCGCCAACATATACTTTTGATGTTCCACCACCATTTGTTGGTACAAACTCTTTATTAATCAAAATTACAGATTCATTAGGTTGTGAGGTATTCCAATACTACTCTTGTCCACCAACTCCCACACCAACACCAACTCCGACATTAACTCCAACACCTACACCAACATATCTTTGTTATTGTATTACAGCAATTAACACAACAAATAATAATGGATATTTTAATTACATAGATTGTAATGGAAATTTACAATCATCTGTATTTGTTGCAAGTGGAACAACATATTATACTTGTGGGATTCACCCATCAAGTCAAATTAATGTAAAAACAACTGTTGGTGGGTTTTGTGATTCAAATCAGTCTTGTCCGACACCATCTTGTACTCCAACACCAACAAATACACCAACACCAACACCAACACAAAAAGGTAGGTTTAAAGCGTTATATAGAACAACAAATACCTCATCTGGTTCATCTGGAGCAAGTCAATTAAGATTACCATTAGAATCAACTGGTAATTATAACTTTACGGTTTATTGGGGTGACGCGTCAAGTGATGTAATTACAGTATGGAATGATCCATTAACAACACATACCTATGCAGCGCCTGGTGATTATCTTGTTGAGATTGATGGAACAATAGAAGGTTTTAGATTTGCAAATACCGGTGATAGGAAAAAGATATTAAGTGTTTCAGATTGGGGTATTTTAAAATTTGGAAACAACGGTGATTACTTTTATGGTTGCTCAAATTTGACATTAAATTCAGTTAATGATACTCCAGATGTTTCATTAACAACAAATATGTCTCAAGCATTTAGGGAATGTTCATCACTTACATCATTTAATAATTTAAATTCTTGGAATATGTCCCAAGTAACTGATACATCATATATGTTTGCAATATGCCCAACATTTAATCAAAACATTGGTTCTTGGGATGTATCGTCTGTTACAAATATGCAATCAATGTTTTATAATTGTTCTTTATTTAATCAAGATATTACAAACTGGAATGTATCAAATGTTGATGATATGTCGTATATGTTTTGTGAAGCGGCATTATTTGATCAACCAATAACCGGTTGGTCGGTATCTGCTGTAACAAATATGGCTGGAATGTTTTCTGATGCAATATCATTTGACCAAAACATCGGAACTTGGGATGTTTCAAATGTTAGTTTTATGAACAATATGTTTGAGGGTGTTGTATTATCAACACAAAATTATGATTCAATATTATGTGGTTGGTCTAACTTACCAACACTACAATCAAACGTTGTCTTTGATGGTGGTAACTCTCAATATACAACTTCAGCAGTAACTTGCATTGTAACATTGTCGACATCACCATATGATTGGACAATACTAAATGGTGGTCAATCAAGATTTGAATCAACTTGGGATACAACATTAACCTCATTAGGTTCTTCATTAGGAAATCAAGTTATGTTACCTTTAGAATTAACAGGGATATACAACTTTTTTGTTGATTGGGGTGATGGAAATTCGGATAATATTACGGTATGGAACGATCCGGCAACAACACATACATATGTGACATCAGGAATTTACACAATAAAAATATATGGGCAAATAGAAGGCTGGAGATTTAATAACACCGGTGATAGATTAAAACTGTTAAGCATTCAAAGCTGGGGGTCTGATTTCAGATTAGGTAATAATGGTTCATATTTTAATGGTTGTACTAATTTAGACTTAAGTGGTGTTTCAGATATTTTAGATTTACAAGGAACAACTACTTTATTTAGGACATTTAGAAACTGTGGTTCTTTAACAACTGTTTCTAATATGAATTTATGGGACACATCAAATGTCACAAATATGTCAGAAATGTTTATTAATTCATCATTTAATCAACCAATTGGAACTTGGGACACATCTTCTGTTACAGATATGAGTAGTACATTTTTTAATGCCGCATCATTTAACCAACCAATTGGAACTTGGGACACATCTTCTGTTACAACAATGTTTCAAATGTTTGCTTTTGCAACATTATTTAACCAACCAATTGGAACTTGGGACACATCTTTTGTTCTAACTATGGGTGGTATGTTTGCCAACGCAACATCGTTTAATCAAAATCTTGGATCTTGGAACATAATATCTGTTACAGATATGAATGGTATGTTGAACAGTTGTGGAATGAGTTCAACAAACTACGATTCAACATTATGTGGTTGGTCATTACTACCAACATTACAAACTGGGGTTTTATTAGGCGCTTTAGGTTTATTTTATTCACCAGCCGGTCTTACTTGTAGAAATATATTAACCGGAACATATTCTTGGGTAATAACCGGTGACAACCCTTTAGTAGTAACACCGTTTGTCTCAAATTGGGACACAACTCAAACAAGTGGTGGTTCATCATTAGCAAACCAAGTACAGTTACCATTAGATTTTAGTGGTACATATAACTTTACCGTAGATTGGGGTGATGGGTCACCAATTGATACAATAACGGTATGGAATGATCCATTAACTTTACATACTTATGGTGTGTCTGGAACATATACAATAACAATTACAGGACAAATAGAAGGATTTAGATTTAATAATACTGGTGATAGAGATAAATTATTAAATATTACAAGTTGGGGTCCTAATTTTAGATTAGGTAATAATAATAGTTATTTTTATGGTTGTACAAATTTAGATTTAAGTTTTGTTTCAGATATTTTGGATTTAACAGGTACAATATCAATGACTAATACTTTTAGAGATTGTACATCATTAACAACAGTAAATAATATGAACTTGTGGGACACATCTTCAATTGTAAGTATGTCTAGTATGTTTCGTAACGCAACATCATTTAATCAACCAATTGGAACCTGGGATACCTCTTCCGTTACAACTATGGGTAGTATGTTTAATAATGCAACATTATTTAACCAACCAATTGGTACTTGGATTACATCTTTAGTTACAAATATGACTCTTATGTTTGCTGGCGCAACATCATTTAACCAACCAATTGGAACCTGGGATGTATCTTCGGTTATAACTATAAATGCTATGTTTGATACTGCAATATCATTTAACCAACCAATTGGAACCTGGGATGTGTCAAATATTACAGATATGAGCGGTATGTTTCAAAGTGCTACATCATTTAACCAACCAATTGGAACTTGGAATACATCGTTAGTTACAAATATGATTAGTATGTTTAATAATGCAACATTATTTAACCAACCAATTGGTACTTGGGACGTTTCATTAGTGACAAGTATGAATAATATGTTAGATAATTGTGGGTTAAGTCAAGCAAATTATGATAACTTACTTATAGGTTGGTCAATATTACCATCACTACAACTTGGTGTTACACTTGGTGCTTTAAATATACAATATACACAACCACCAAGTGCTGTGGCTTTAGCTAGAAATACAGTTTTAATTGGAACTTATGGATGGACAATTGTTGGTGATATTCCGGTACCATAACCATTTATTTATTTATTTCATTTTTTATTTTTATCTTAAAAAATATTAGATGAATACCATATTTGTTCAAATCGCATCATTTAGAGATCCCCAACTTAATCCGACAATTAAAGATATGTTGGAAAATGCCAAATACCCAGAGAATTTAAGAATAGGAATTTGTAATCAATATAATCCGGAAGACGAATTTAATTTAGATAAATTCAGAGATGATGATAGATTTAGAATTGATGATGTTTTAGATAAAGATTCACAAGGTGTTTGTTGGGCTCGCCACAAAGTACAACAAATGTATAGTGGAGAAACTTACACATTACAGATTGATTCTCATATGCGTTTTGAAAAAGATTGGGACAAGACTCTAATTGAAATGTTAAAGGGGTTACAAGATAAAGGATATAAGAAACCATTACTTACAGGTTATGTATCTTCTTTTGATCCGGAAAATGACCCAAAAGGAAGAGTAACGGAACCTTGGAGAATGGCTTTTGATAGATTTACACCGGAAGGTTGTGTTTTCTTTTTACCTGAAACAATACCAGGATGGAAAGAATTAAAAGAACCAATTACATCAAGATTTTATTCAGCACATTTTTGTTTTACATTAGGTGAATTTTCAGTTGAGGTTCAACACGATCCAAATTATTATTTTCACGGAGAAGAAATATCAATTGCTGTTAGGGCATACACTTACGGATATGATTTGTTTCACCCACATAAAGTTGTTATCTGGCACGAATATACAAGAAAGGGAAGAACAAAACATTGGGATGTTGATTCGGAGTGGTATAAGAAAAATGACGCATCACATAAAAGAAATAGAGAACTATTGGGAATTGATGGTTTAGTATTTTCTGGTGATAGTTCATTATATTTTGGTACCGAAAGAACAATTAGAGATTATGAAAAATATTCCGGAATTCTTTTTGAGAAAAGAGCTGTACAACAATATACAATAGATAAAAAATACTCACCAAATCCATACGAATATAAAACAGAAGAAGAATGGAAGGATAGTTTCCTTTCAATATTTAAACATTGTATTGACCTTTCATTTGATATGGTTAAAGAAACAGATTATGATTTTTGGGTTGTTGCATTTCATAATGGTAAAGATGAAACATTATATAGAAGAGATGCCGACCAAAATGAGATTGCAATGATGATGAAAGATCCAGATAGATATTGTAAAATATGGAGAGAGTTTAATACAACGGAAAGACCAAAGTATTGGGTGGTTTGGCCACATAGTACATCAAAAGGTTGGTGTGATAGAATAACTGGGAATTTATGATTACATTAGTAACTGGTCTTTGGGATATTGGTAGAGGTGAATTATCTGATGGGTGGTCAAGATCATTTGATCACTATTTAGATAAATTTTCACAACTATTAAAGGTTGATAACAATATGATAATTTTTGGTGATCAGAAATTAAAAGAGTTTGTTTTTAAATATAGAACAGAGGAAAATACTCAATTTATATTAAAACCAGTTGATTGGTTTAAAAACAACGAGTTTTATGAATTAATCCAAAACATTAGAAAAAATCCATCTTGGTATAATCAAGTAGGTTGGTTAAAAGAGTCAACACAAGCAAGACTTGAGATGTATAATCCACTTGTTATGTCAAAGATGTTTTTATTACACGACGCAAAACTTTTAGATAAGTTTGATTCAAAATTATTATACTGGATTGATGCCGGACTAACAAACACGGTACATCCTGGATATTTTACACACGACAAAGTTTTAGATAAGATACCAAAATTATTTAAAAAATTCACATTTGTTTGTTTTCCATATAAAGCAGAAACAGAAGTTCACGGATTTAAATATGATAAGATGTGTGAGTTATCCGGAAAAAATACAGAAATAGTTGCTCGTGGTGGATTTTTTGGTGGAGATAAAGATTCAATATCACAGATGAATGTTCTTTATTATAACTTGATGATGGAAACATTAAAGTCTGGTTTAATGGGAACAGAAGAATCTTTATTTACAATTCTTCTATATCAAAATCCATCACTTATTGATTATTGTGAAATAGAATCAAATGGATTACTATATAAATTTTTTGAGGATGTTAAAAATGATAAGGTTGTATTAAAAAATAAAGGAAAGAAAATTGTGACAAATTATAATGGTGACGTTGGTTTATATGTAATTACATTTAACTCACCAAAACAATTTGAAGTTTTAATAAAATCAATGTTGGATTATGATTCAAATTTTATTCATAAGACCAAAAAGTTTTTACTGGATAATTCAACCGATCTTTCAACAACTCCGAGGTATAGAGAACTATGTGAAAATTACAATTTTCAACACATTAAAAAGAATAACATTGGTATAACCAGAGGTAGAGTTTTTGTTGCCGAACATTTTAACGAACAAGAAAATTTATCACATTATTTTTTCTTTGAGGATGATTTTGGTTTCTATTCCGGAAAAGATATTACCTGTAAAAACGGTTTTATAAGAAAAATTAATAATATATATGAAAAAACTTTAGAAATAATTAAAAAAGAAAATTTTGACTATTTAAAATTGAATTTTACCGAATTTTATGGTTCTCACAATAAACAATGGAGTTGGTATAATGTAAGTCAACAATATAGAGAAAGTCACTGGCCAAACAACCCAAAGTTACCAAAACAAGGACTTGACCCAAATTCACCAAATCTTGAATTTAAACATATACAATCACATAAAGGATTGGCCTATGTTTCTGGTGAAATTTATTTATCCAACTGGCCAATATTAATGACAAAGGAAGGAAATTATAATTGTTATATTAAAACAAAATTCCAACATCCATACGAACAGACTTTAATGTCAAATTGTTATCAAGAAATAATTAAAGGAAATATTAATCCAGGATTACTTCTTGCAACACCAACAGAACACAATCGTTTTGATTTTTATGAATCTTCATTAAGAAAAGAGTGTTAACGATATATTTATTGTAAAAACAATAAATGGAGTTCTTTATAAAGAAAAATGCGACACTTCCGGTTTTAAAAATTACAGTCGTAAAAGACGGACGAAGTGATTATAATAATTTTATGGATTTTATTGAGGAATCTTCCATTTTTTTCTCAATGATTGATACCGAAACCGGTATTCCGAAAATACTAACAAGACCAGCAGGATTTGTAAAAAAAGAATTTATGGACCTAAACACTCCGGTTGAGTACTATGTCTATTATCAATTTACATCAAAAGATACAAGAAAAGTTGGAAGATTTGAGGGTCAATTTTTATTTAGAAATGATGATGGAGTTTTAATCCTTCCAATAAGAGATAAACTATTTATAAACATACAAGAAAGTTTCATCGCAGATGATCTTCCTTATGAGAGTTGTTATGTTTCAGAATTTCCTTGTTGTGTAAAAACACCAGTAATTCCAGTTACAACAACCACAACAACATTACTATTTTAAAAAAAATAATTAACTATGGCAAATTTACCAATATCAGTATTACCTAATGTAAATGCAAGTGGTGTTACACAAAATGACTTACTTGTTATTGTAAACTATGATGTATTAACTGGGAACACAAAAAACATAACAGCATTAGATTTTAAAACTTATATAAATTCCGGATCAACACAATTATATGAAGTTGGTTCTGGTACAGACTCAACACAAAGAATTGGTGTTAACGCAAATGCTATTGGTGATTACTCTGTTGTTAGTGGTGGACAAAACAATTTTGCAAATAGTGGTTACACTTTTGTTGGTGGTGGTTTAAATAATACAGCATCTGGCGAATATTCAACAATTGGTGGTGGAGCTTTTAACACATCAGATGGTGTTTATTCAACAGTAGGTGGTGGAACAAATAACATATCAATTGGGCCTACATCATTTATTGGTGGCGGACAACAAAATACATCAAGTGGGGATAATTCAACAGTAAGCGGTGGGTACAAAAACACATCAAGTTGTAATGGTTCAACCGTAAGTGGGGGTATTCAAAATACATCAAGTGGACAATACTCAACAGTAAGTGGTGGTCGTGGTAATACACCAAATGGATTTGCATCAACCATTAGTGGAGGTTTTAGTAATACATCAAGTGCGTACTATTCTTTTGTTGGTGGTGGGTGTGCAAATACTATTGACAGCATCATCGCTTCAAGTAGTTATTCTGTCTTTGGTTCAACAATCGGTGGAGGTTCTTATAACACAATATCATCTTATAGTAGTTGCTACGATTCATATGGTAATACAATTGCTGGAGGAACTTGTAACACAACAGTTTCATCATATTATAATGGACAAACAATTGGTGGGGGTGTATGTAATGTAACCTCCAATGATTTTTCAACAGTAAGTGGGGGTTATCTTAACACATCAAGTGGTTCTGTTTCAACCGTAAGTGGTGGACTTAGAAACACATCAAACGGAAATTCTTCAACTATAAGTGGTGGTCAGTGTAACACATCAAGTGATTGTAACTCAACCGTAAGTGGCGGTTTTGCCAACACGGCTTCAAATAGTTATTCAACAGTAGGTGGTGGTGGTCAAAATAGGTCAATCGGATGTTCATCAACAGTAAGTGGTGGACTACAAAATACTGCAAGTTGTAGTTCTTCAACCGTAAGTGGTGGTCGTTTAAACACATCAAGTGGTCAATATTCATTTATTGGTGGTGGATCTGGTAATACAGCATTTAATCTTTATTCAACAGTTGTTGGTGGTAGAGAAAATACATCAAGTGATGATTACTCATTTATTGGTGGTGGTTGTGGTAATAAATCAATTGGTTGTTATTCAACCGTAAGTGGTGGTTTGCTTAACACATCAAGTAGTTCTTGTTCATTTGTTGGTGGTGGTCAGACAAACACAACAATTGGTGGTGTATCGTTTATTGGTAGTGGAAGTCAAAATACTTCATCTGGATGTAATTCAGTTGTCACTGGTGGGTTCTGTAATAGAACAATAGGTGTATGTAACTTCATTGGTGGTGGACAATCAAATATAACATCAGGTAGTACATCAACAGTAGTCGGCGGCCTTGAAAATAATTCAATAAACAATATGACATTTGTTGGTGGAGGTTTTCAAAATACATCAAGTGGAGTTTATTCAACAATTGGTGGTGGTCGTCAAAATACATCAAGTGGTTGTTATTCAACAATTGGTGGTGGTTATAAAAACACAACAAATAATAATTCAGTAACTGTAAGTGGTGGAGTACGTAACACATCAAGTGGTTATAGCTCAACAATTAGTGGGGGGCAACGTAATACTAGTTCAGCCTATGGTTCATTTGTTGGTGGAGGTAGACTTAACGTTAGTGCAAACTCATCTTCAGTTGTTACTGGAGGTGATTCAAATACCGCTTTAGATTTTTACTCATCAATTAATGGTGGAAATCAAAACACAACAAATGGTTTTGCCTCAACTATTGGTGGTGGTTGGAAAAATACGTCTAACGGTATTTGTTCTGTTATTGGTGGTGGTTCATTTAATATTTCTAGTACAGATTTTTCAGCAATACTTGGTGGATCTGGAAACACAGCAAATGGTGCTTGTAGTTTTATTGGTGGAGGTCTTAATAATGTAACAAACGATAAAGCAATTGTTATTGGTGGTGGTAGAGCTAATCAAGTTACTGCACCATGTTCTGTAATTTTAGGTGGGCAAAATAATTCAATTTGTACAATTTATTCTGGTATATTGGGTGGGTGCGGAAACTCTGTTGGTCACAACTGTTCATTTATTGTTGGTCATGGTATATCAACATCATGCCCAAATACAACATATGTCAATTGTTTAAATATTGTAAGTTTACCAACAGAAGCAAGTTTACCTCTCCCAACAGGAACATTATATAGATGTACATCGGATAATTCAATTTATTCGGTACCATAATTAAAACTAAAACATATTTATAAATAAAAATAAAAAATGGCAAATAAAAGAATATCACAATTACCTTATGTAGGAAACACTGGTTATACATCAAATGATATAATGCCAATTGTAAATTATGATGTATCAAGTGGTACAACAAAAAATACACCTCTTGTTGATTTAAAAGCTTATATTTTAAGTGGTTCAACAGATTATTATGTAACAGGTGGAACTTATTCTGGTGGAACATTAGTTTTGGATAGACAAAATGGTTCAGTAACAATAAATGGTTTTACAACTGGAACAACATTATATGAAGTTGGTTCTGGAGTTGACTCAACACAAAGAATAGGTGTTAATAATGATGCAAGTGGGGATTACTCAACCGTAAGTGGTGGTCGTCAAAACACATCAAGTGGTTATTATTCTTTTATTGGTGGTGGACAACAAAATCTAATAACAGGATATACAGCAACAATAAGTGGTGGGTATTTAAACACATCAAGTGGTTGTTATTCATTTATTGGTGGAGGAGTTGCTAATAATGTAACAAATATTAAATCGACCGTAGGTGGTGGTGGTTGTAATACCTCAAGTGGTTATTATTCAACCATAAGTGGTGGAAGATTAAATAAATCAAGTAATTGTGGATCAACAGTAAGCGGTGGAGGACGTAACACATCAAGTAATTATAATTCAACCGTAAGTGGTGGTTATTGTAACACATCAAGTGGGGATAATTCAACCGTAAGTGGTGGACGTAGTAACACAGCAAGTAATTATAATTCAACTGTAAGTGGTGGTTATAGTAACACATCAAGTGGTTACGCCTCATTTGTTGGTGGTGGAGTAAATAACACATCAAGTGGTGATTGCTCAACCGTAGGTGGAGGTCGTAATAACACGTCAAATGGACCTGGAAACTTTATTGGTGGTGGACTTGCTAACTTTACCGACAATAAATTTTCAACTGTAAGTAGTGGATATCGTAACACATCAAGTGGTGGATATGCAACAGTAGGTGGGGGTTTTTGTAACACATCAAATGGTGATTTTTCTGTAATTGGTGGTGGTCGTGAAAACACATCACAAAATGATTTTGCGTCAGTTTTTGCTGGATCTGGTAATACAGCATCAGGGTACTATAGTATTATTGGTAGTGGTATCAAAAATACAAATAATAGTGATCTTGGTTTTCTTGGTGGTGGTTTTTGTAATACATCAAGTGGTTACGATGGAGTACTTGGTGGTGGTGGATGTAATACATTAAATAATTTACTTGGTGGTGTAATTGCCGGTGGTAGATTAAATACTGTTGTTGGTATCGCCCCAAATACAATTGGGGGTGGTTTTGGAAATAATATATTTGCTTTTGGTCCATCAACAATTAGTGGTGGATACTTAAACACAACAAGAAGTGACTACTCTACAGTAGGTGGTGGTTCATTAAATACAATAGATTCAATAACAACACAATCTGGTTATTATGTCTTTGGTTCATCAATAGGTGGGGGTTCTTGTAATACAATATCATCTTATAGTGCATCTTATGATTCTTTTGGTAATACAATTGCCGGAGGAACTTGTAATGTAACTGTATCATCATATAGCAATGGTCAAACAATTGGTGGAGGATATCGTAATACAACATTGTGTGATTACGCAACCGTAAGTGGTGGTTATCGTAACACATCAAGCGGTAATATCTCAACCGTAAGTGGAGGTATTAATAACGCATCAAGCGGTAATATCTCAACCGTAAGTGGCGGTCGTTGTAACACATCAAGTGGTAATTCTTCAACCGTAAGTGGTGGTCGTAATAACACATCAAGTGGGGATTACTCAACCGTAAGTGGTGGTTATCGTAACACATCAAGCGGAAGTGGTTCATTTATTGGTGGGGGAGAAAATAATGTTTCAGGAATAAATGGAACCGTAAGTGGTGTTTATAATCAAACATACACTGGTGGAACTTTAAATGGAACATTTAATTCAATATCTCCATCATCAACATCTTCTGGTTATGGTAATGGTGCAACATTTAATTTTGTTTTTAACACAGGAATTTTAACTACTGTTAATCTTGTAACAATTGGTTCTGGATATGTAAACGGAGATTTGTTAACATTTGATGGAACTTTATTTGGTGGATCAAGTGGAACCGATGATGTTACTTTAAATATTAATACACAAACAATTGGACCATTCTCAACTGTAAGTGGTGGTGTTAATAACACATCAAGTGGTAAATATTCAACCGTAAGTGGTGGAGTAAATAACACATCAAGTGGTGATAATTCATTTATTGGCGGTGGTGTATGTAATACATCAATTGGTGCCGCTTCATTTATTGGTGGTGGCGTTCGAAACACATCAAGTGGTCAATATTCATTTATTGGTGGTGGACTTAGAAACACATCAAACGGAAATTCTTCAACAATAAGTGGTGGATATCGTAACACATCAAGTGGTATATATTCATTTATTGGTACCGGAGAATGTAACACTATTGATTCTGCTTATTCAGTTGTAAACGGCGGAGTAAATAATACTTCACTTAATATATATAATAGTATATTAGGTGGTTCCGGAAATACAATAAATCACGACTTCTCAAGTGCCGTTGGTAAAGATGTCACGTCAGTTTCAGCTTGTACATTCCACGTAAATTATTTGGCGTTACAAAATACGCCAGAAACAGATAGTACTAATAACAATTTCTTGGTTAGAGACACATCAACAGGTATTTTAAAAACAAGAGATATTTCTCAATCAGCAAACTACTCAACAAGTGCTATAACATCCTCACAAACCTTAACTTGGGATAAAGTATATTGGGGTGTTAGTGGATCATCAAATGTTGATTTAACATTACCAACAACAACGTCAAAAGATGGTTACTTTTTAATAATTAAAGACGAATCCGGAACCTCCGGATCTTTTAGAATAAGATTAACACCGGCATCGGGTTTGATTGATGGGAATTCATACGTTGATATGAATATAAACTATATGTCTCTTACCATTATGGTGAGAAACGGAAATTGGTATTTAATTTAATATTATGTCATTTATTTTTAACAACTCAATAAAGTACGCGGACGGTCCAAATATGGACGCATTTGGAAGATTAAGAACCGCTGCTGTCACAAATCTTTTGGATATAAAACACGTTTACGATAAAAATCCATTACAAATTAGTGAAGTAACTGCAGGTACTGCAACATCAATATTCAATCAACAATATGCGAGAGTTAGAATGTCAACATCAGCAAATAATGATTTGGTTATTAGACAAACTAAAACACACCCAATTTATCAACCAGGTAAAAGTCAACTATTTGAAGGCAGTTTTTCAAACTTCCAAATAGAAACAAATATAATTAAACGAATTGGATGTTTCACATCAACAACGGCATCCACGTACAATTCGGTATTTGATGGGTTCTTTTTAGAAAGTAATGGTGTAACAAGTGCGATAACATTTAACATTTATTTAAGTGGTTCTTGTACTTATAGTGCCGATACAACAACTTGGAATAATACAGACTTTGATGTAAACAATTTTGATTGGAGTAACACAAATCTAATGACAGTAGATTATCAATGGTTAGGTGTTGGTAGGATGAGGTTTGGAATGGTATTATCGGGCCAAACATTTTATTTTTTAGACTATACTGCGGCAAATAATATACCTACCGTTTACATGTCATCACCAAATCAACCAATTAGGTATGAAATAAGACAAGTAGGTGTTGGTTCAGGATACTTTGATATGTTATGTAGTCAAGTATCGACCGAAGGTGCGTTAAACGGACTTTACTCAACCGTTGGTGTTATAAACTCAACAACCGCAAATTTAGGAACTTCAGGTACAAAATATCCGTATATTGGTTATAGGCTTAAAGAAAGTTATAAATCAGTGACATCACAATATAGTAGTTTATCCATTTTAAACACCTCAAATGATAATTACTTAGTAACCATTGAATATAACCCTACATTATCCGCAACCCCAAGTTGGACTGACATACCAAATTCACCATTTCAATACTCGGAATATAATGGGACCGTCACAACAACAATAACATCACCAGGACACATTATGTCATCACTTATTGGTGAATCAGGAACATCAGCAATTACAACACTTAAGGTGGATGATAATCAAATTAGAGTTGGATCTAATGTTAACGGAACACTTGACGAAATGTGGATATGTATAACACCACTAAGCAACTCAGCAACATTTTTAGGTACTGTGGAGGTATTATATTATTTATAATTACAAAATTTTCATTTGACAATTTTTAGAGTATTAAATATATTTATTGAGGTAAGGTAAATTTCGTAAACTACGAAAGCTAATACACCACTCAAAAAATATATTTATGATTACAGCAGAAGAAATTAAATCGTTTCTAGAAGGAAACGACCCTGAAGAACACATTGTGGCAATTGAATTTGATTATCAAAAAGACCACATCTATAAAATAAAAGAAGTTCCAGGAAAAGGAAAATCAATCGTAAGAGACAATCTAATTGCATTTGCTTGGGTTGGTGACCTAAGAGGTCTTAATTTCTATCAAGGATCAAAGGCGTTACAAAAAGAAGCAATGTCAAAATATGGTATTGTTATTGAGAAATTAAGAACTGATGGAAATGAACAGTTAGAAAATGGTTTAACATTCCTAGTTAAATCACTAAAAGGGTATAGAGCTCTTTCACAATTTTTCCGTGACGGTGGGATAGATCCTTGGGGTGAAAAAGTAAAAGACAAATTCTTAATGCTTACACCGGTAGAACAATTCCTAATCTCAAAAGAGAAAAGACTATTTAAGGGTTTTGAAGATTACAATGATATTACAAGGCTTGTATTTGACCTTGAGACGACCTCTTTAGAACCTAAAGATGGTCGTATATTTATGATTGGAATTAAAACAAATAAAGGTTATAGAAAAGTAATTGAGTGTACAAACGATGATGAGGAAAGAAGAGGCATTGTTGAATTCTTTAAAATTATAGACGAAATAAAACCTTCAATAGTATCTGGTTATAACTCGGCAAACTTTGACTGGTACTGGATTTATGAAAGATGTAAAATCTTAAATCTAGATATTAAAAAAGTTGCAAAGTCACTTCACGGTGAAAGATCAATAACACAAAAAGAATCAATATTAAAATTAGGAAACGAAGTTGAAAGTTTTACCCAAACTCAAATGTGGGGTTATAACATTATTGATATTATCCATTCAGTTCGTAGAGCCCAAGCAATTAACTCATCAATAAAAGAAGCGGGTCTTAAATACATTACAAAATTTATTGATGCTGAAGCCAGTGACCGAGTATATATCGATCACGACAAAATTGGATCAATGTATAGAGAAAAGAATTTGTACTGGTTAAACATTGAGAATGGTAAGTATAAAAAAGTTGGTGTTGACGAAAAAATAGATGAGGTATGTTCAAGAAGAACTGATATCTATATTCAAACAACCGGTGATGATATTGTTGAGCGTTATCTTGACGATGACTTAGAAGAAACCCTACTTGTTGACGAAGAGTTTAACCAAGGGTCGTTTCTTCTTGCATCACTTCTTCCAACGACATATGAAAGAGTTTCAACAATGGGAACAGCAACAATCTGGAAACTTGTAATGCTTGCTTGGTCCTATAAGAATGGTCTTGCAATTCCAGCAAAAAAAGAAAAAAGAAACTTTGTTGGTGGATTATCAAGATTACTTAAAACCGGTTATTCAAAAGATGTATTAAAACTTGACTACTCATCACTATACCCATCAATTCAATTAACACACGATGTTTTTCCGGATTCAGATATTACTGGAGTAATGAAAGGTTTATTATCTTATTTTAGGGATACTCGTATTTTGTATAAGAATTTATCGGCCGAATGGAAAACAAAAGATAAGAAAATTTCACAAAAATATGATAATTTCCAATTACCGGTAAAAATCTTTATCAACTCACTTTTTGGTGCTTTATCCGCTCCACAAGTTTTTCCTTGGGGGGATATGGACAGAGGTGAAATGATAACCTGTACTGGGAGACAATACCTTCGTATTATGATTGATTTTTTCACTAAAAGAGGGTATTCAAGTTTGGTTTGTGATACAGATGGTGTCAATTTCTCATTACCAGAAGGTGGTGTTGATGATAGAAAATACGTTGGTAAGGGATTAAATTGGTTGGTTAAAGAAGGAAAAGAATATATTGGGTATGACGCAGATGTTGCCGAATTTAATGACCTATATATGCGTGGTGTCGCAGGGCTTGATTGCGATGGGACGTGGAAATCTTGTATAAATCTAGCTCGTAAAAACTATGCAACATTAGAACATAATGGTAAAGTTAAATTAACAGGTAACTCAATTAAATCTAAAAAAATGCCAAAATATATTGAGGTATTTTTAGATAAAGCAATTAAATTACTTCTTAATGGTGATGGACAAGGTTTTGTTGAGTGGTATTATGAATACCTACAAAGAATATTCGACCAAAAAATCCCCCTTATTGATATAGCAAACAAAGCAAAGGTTAAGCAAACAGTTGATGATTATATTAAACGAAGTAAGACAACAACTAAAGCTGGGTCTTTAATGTCAAGACAGGCACATATGGAACTTGTAATTAAAGAAAATTTAAATGTTAGTCTTGGTGATATAATCTATTATGTTAATAATGGCGTGAAAGCATCACACGGTGATGTACAAAAAGTTAATAAACCAAAAAAAGGGTGGAATGAAGAACAATTAAACACCTTCTTTTCAAATACAAAAATAAATCCAGATACTATAGAATCAGTAATTCAACTTAATTGTTATAGAATTAACCCACAAGAATTAGAGAGTAACCCAGGATTAACCGGCGAATATAATATTCAAAGAGCAATTGCAACTTTTAATAAGAGAGTGGAACCACTACTTGTTTGTTTTAAAGAAGAAGTTAGAGACGGATTATTAGTTAAAAACCCAGAAGAACGACCTTTCTTCACTAAAGATCAGTGTGAACTAATAAATGGTGTTCCGTTTGAGGAGGAGGATCAAGATAAGTTAGAAGATGTTATGGCAATATCGGATGAGGAAGTTGTGTTTTGGGAAAAGGTTAATATTTCTCCTTATCATATGTATAAAAATATTGATGAAAATACTGAAAAATTTTATGATAAAAGTAGAACTTTTACTATTTAATAGATATTTATAGATATGGGAAGACCAAAAAAAGAAGACCAAGATAAGAAAATTAAAATTGGTATTAGTTTGGATAGAAAACTTTTTAATCATATGATGAAAGATGGTGGTAAAGCTTCCCGTATAATAGAGAATATTATTAGGGAGTATTATGGAAACAAAAATTTGTAGTAAATGTAAAGAAGAAAAAGAACTATGTTTATTTGGTATTTCTAAAGATGGTAAATATGGTCGTAAATCAATTTGTAATGCGTGTAGAAAAATAGAAAGTAAACAATATAGAGAGAATAATAAGGAGAAAAGAAAAGAAACAATAAAAAAATATTATGAGAATAATAAAGAAAAGATTAAAGAAAAAACTATAATTAGGTTTTTAGAAAACCCAGAAAAAGTTAGGGGTGTTAAATTAAAATCGTATCATAAAAATAAAAACAAAGACGAAAAAATTGAGAGGAAAAGAGAATATCGTAGATATAGACGAAAAAATGATGAGACATTTAAGATGTCGGAATATATTAGAAATAGAGTAAGACACTATATACGAATAAACAACATAACAAAAAAGAATAAAACTTTTGATATTGTCGGTTGTACTCCAGAATTTTTAAAAGAATACATAGAAAAACAATTTAAAGAAGGGATGTCTTGGGATAATTATGGTTTTTATGGGTGGCACATTGATCATAAAATACCATTATCTTCAGCTAAAACCGATGAAGAATTATATAAGTTGTGCCACTATTCAAACCTACAACCATTGTGGGCTAATGAAAATTTAAGTAAAGGTTCTAAAATCTTATGACATTTTAAGACCGTCACTAGAAATTATATACCAATTACCCTCAACAAATTGAAATTGAACACAGGCTCCTTTTTCTAAAAGAAGTTCATCCCATTCTTCATCAATTGAGCCGGTGTCTGATTTAATTAAAGTTTGTGTAAGAGATTTTACTGTAATCTTTTTTACAGTAGTAGAATTTAGTGTTACTTCGGAATAGTCAATACCTCTAACAATTAAAATTGTTTCGTCATTTGTTTTATAATTAGATTCCGAAATTATTTTATGAATCTCAACCGGCTTTTCAATAACGACTTTTGGTTCAACCACGGTTTGTGTCTGATACCTAACCACATTTTTTCTTTCTGTTGTGTTAACTCTATTAATCATATTACATATATTTGTCTTGGCATTGCTCGGAACTTTAAACCTTTATTTAAATTTTCAGCAATTTGAGCTTCCCTCTCCATAACTTTTTCTGGTTTCAATCTAGTAAGTCTTCCTTCAGCACCAATAAGTTCTTCAATTAGTTTTGTCTTTTCATCTTTACCTTCTGTTGCTAAAGATTGCCATTCCATAGTAAGATCACCATCTGGTGTCTTTAAATTACCACTAAACTTACCTCTAACTTTTGAGAGTACTTCTTTACAGTAAGCAATAAACCATCTTCTAACCCAGATTTGTGCTGGGTTATTTAAATCTTGCCAACTAATTTTATCAAAAGGAACATCAGAAGGTAATTTGATAATATCTGGATTATCTTTTAAACATTTATCTCTATCTTCTGGTCCAACATCATAATACCAATACCAAACTCTTCCTTTTGTTAAAGCGGTATTACCAAAGTCAAATTTACCACCTGGTGTATTCATTAAGTGAATTGCTTTTTTTCCGTCTGGTAATGCTGTAATTCTGTATGTTAAATCACCTAGTATAATTCTTTTTTGTATGTTTATTTCTTGCATTCTCAATAAAGTATCAAAAGCTGGTGTTAAAAAATAACTACCTGCCATGTTACCCATTTGAGCGTATCCACCAACACCACCAAGACCACCACCACCAATACCACCAAACGACCAAGGATCAAATAAAAGATTATTCATTGTTGGTGGTGTAAACCACAACAATTCATTTATTTCTCTGTTTGCTGGAATTTCATAGATCTGTTGTCCTTTTTGTAATTGAATATAATCTTTTTTTAGAACGTAATCACCACCAGCCTGTAAACCGACAATCTTTGAATAAGCATAAGTATATCTTGTTTCATAATCCAAACTTCTAGTTGTAAAAGCTTTAGATAAAGATTGTGTATCTAAATTCAAGTTATATAGATTAGTCCATTGAGACTCAATTAACCAATCCTGAACATACTGAGAATACTCATCAATAGAAAACTCTAAAAGAGTGTCCATTTGTTCATCCTCAAGTTCAACAGATCTTAATGGTGCACCAAGTAGATGTCTTATTTTTTTATAAAGATTACTTCTTTCTGGTTCATTAATTATTGACATAATGATTGTTTCTATATAAATATCACAATCGTCGATTTAAAATTCTTCCAATATCTAATTTAAAACTATTATTTTTTGATAAATTTTTAATAACGTCTTGTGGGATATTATCACCAAATTTACTAACACCATATTTTTCACCAAATAAATTCAATAAATTTAGAGTTTGTTTCGTTGTTTCATCACCAATTAAAAATTCTTCATATTCTTCTGGTTTTATTATTGGAAATTGTATTTTTCCTTTTAAAATTGGTACATCTGGATTATTTAATTTTAAAATTTTTGTTGAAAATCTTATTTGTTGTGACCCTTTTATTTTTGGTTGAACTGTCATACCTGGGACCTTTAAAAGGTTTTTTAAAGAATTTTTATCATAATAAAATAATAAAAGTTCAAAGTTATTATTTGGTACTCCAAGTAACATCCCATCAATATCTTCCAATAAATGATCAATTAAATCTTCAGCAATATTTTTAATGTCTTGGTTTGGGTTGTTAATTAAATTTTTTATTAAATTTGATTCATTTGATAATGTAATTAATGTATTTTTATTTTCCTCACTACCATTATATTTTTCTATATAGTTATAAACAGAACCTTTTATATTTTTTAAAACCGGAGATTCATTAAGATTTCTAACTATTTTACAAGAAATTTTTAAACCGTCTGATGATATAATATCATAAGGAGTACTAAGACCTGTTGATAACGAACCATTAAGTAAACCAGAAATTAAAGCTTCAAAATCTAAACCCCTTGATTTACTTTTAATAAATCTATCATAATAATTATTAAATCTAAATCTTGATCTTTCGGATGTTTTTGATAAATCTAAAGTCATAAGACCACTAATTTTTCTATTAAAATTTAAACCTCTATCAATTTCAGCCGTTATAATATTATTTATTGCTTTATCTGCGGCTTCAGCATCTAATGGAATCAATCTAATTTTTTGTAATTCTCTGGACATCACTTTTTTCATATCCATATCAATAACTTCTGTCATTTCTCTTAATAAATTTTCTTCTTTGTTTTTTATTTTTGACAGATATAATTTGTTTACAAATTCCCAATTAACACAATCCCAAAAGTTTTTAATGTACTCATCTCTTTTATTTTTGTATCTTAAATAATATGCGTGTTCCCAAACATCAAGACCAAGTAATGGATAACCACCATCTTTTATTATATTCATTAATGGATTATCTTGATTTGGTGTTGACATAATTTTTAAACGATTTGATTTTGTTAAAACTAACCAAGCCCAACCAGAACCAAATCTATCTTTAGCAACCTCATTAAATTCATCTTTTAATTTTTTTATATTACCATATTGTTTTATAATTTTTTGATAAATTTCTCCAGACGGTTTTTGTTTTTTCGGTGAAAGCATCTTCCAGAATAATGCGTGATTAAATGCACCACCAGCATTGTTTCTAATTTTTTCATCGTATCTACTAATAGATTTTATAATATCTTCTAATTCAACATCACCGTATTTTTTCTTTGATAATGCGTCGTTTAATTTTTTAACATATCCTTTGTAATGTTTATTATAATGAACATCCATTGTTTCTGGATCGACAAATTGTTTTATTGCAGAATAAGCATACGGCAATTTTTCAATACCGATTTTTTTCATTTCATTAATAAATTCTTCTCTTAATACTTTTTTTTCCTCAATTAAAATTTGTTCATTAAGTAGTTTTATATTATTTACTAATTTTTCTGTCGATTCAAATACCAATTTATTATAATTTGGGTAATCATTTTCAAACATTTTTACTAACCTACCAGCAAAAGCGTTTGCCTCATCTTCATTTTGACCACCAATATCAGGACCTCTCTCTCTACCCAAAACGAATCTTTGGTGTGCGTGAACCCACTCATGGGCTAAGGTTCTCATTATATCCCTATTTAAACGATTTTTTGATAATACTTTAATTTCACCATTTAAATTTTGACTACCGGTTGACATTACTCCATTTTTTTTACCAAGAAAATAAATTTTTAATTCATTTGGTACTGGATAATGCTGGTTTATAAATCTGATAAAATCATTATACATTTTTTTATCTTCTGACGTAAGACCAGAATCAATATGTTTTACTGTTACTTTCATTAATAATAAATATTAAATAGTCCTAAAAACTATTTTCTTTTATTAATTAGATTAAGGATTTCTTCCACAACATCAACTGATTCGGAAACCTCATCACCCATAACGGTACCAATGATTTTCTTTTTGGTATTTAATATATCATAAATAACACCCTCAATTGTGTTTTCAAAGATTGGGTAATATACAAGAACGTTATTTTTTTGTCCATATCTGTAAGCTCTATCTTCTGCTTGTGCGTGTTCTGCTGGAACAAAAGATAAATCATTCATAATTACAACTTCAGCTGAAGTTAATGTAAGACCAACACCGGCGGCTTTTAAGTTCCCAACAAATACTTTTATTTTTTCATTATCTTGAAATTGGTCAACAGCATATTGTCTTTGGACTTTATTACAACTACCGTCCAAATAAACAGATTGTTTCCCAAAGTGATTGTGAATAAGTTGTAGTGTATCTGTAAAATTTGTAAAAATAATAACTTTCTTTCCTTGTTCGATAATATTTTCGGCAAACTCAATTGTTTGTTTTACTTTTTCATTTGCAATTACTTTTCTTACCTTCATTAATTTTGAAAACTGAACGGTAAGTGATGATGATTCTTCTTTTTTATTTTCTAACCACTCGTAGTATTCACCCATCAAATCCTTATATTCTTTTGATGAGGTTCTTAAATAAACTGGTGTAATAATTTTATCTGGTAAATCTAAAACATCTTCTTTTAATCTACGAAGAATTTGACCTGATGTTCGGTCCCTTAATTCTTCTAGGTTTGAAGCTCCAGTTACATTCCACACTTTTCTATTTCCAGCTCTAAATTGATAACCTTGACAATAGCGAATTGCATAAGCCATCCAGTTTTGAGCAACAGGACTTTCAATTATGTTTAAAAGATTATAATAATTCATTGGACGAGATGTCATTGGTGTTCCGGTTAACAACCAAACTCTTTTAATATCTTTAACAAAATTATTTATGATTTTTGTTCTTTGAGCTTGAGCGTTTGAAATCATATGGGCCTCATCTAATATTACTAACTCAAATCCGGATTTTACAAGTAATGAATTTTCTTTATCCTTTTGGTCGTGAAAGTTTTTTAATATATCATAATTTACAATAACAAAATCGTGTTCAGTTGAAAATTTTTTACCTTCTGCAATATATACGGTTCTATCTGAATAATTTGCAATTTCTCTTTCCCAATTTATTTTAAGTGATGCCGGACAAATAATTAAAATCTTTTTTGCTCCGGTCTCAAGTGCTGCAATAATTGTTGATGTCGTTTTACCAAGACCCATATCATCAGCTAATATAAATCTTTTTGAACCGACAAGTTTTTCAACAGCTTCTTTTTGATGTGTTAGTGGTGGGCGGTGATTGTATTTAGAATAATCAATCTCAACCTTCTCAACCGAATGTGTTTTAATTAAAGATGACTTTGGGACCCAAAATTCTGATAAATTATCTTTCTCAAAAAATTTTCCCCAGATATGATACGACTTATCTTTCTCAACTAATAATTTTTCAATATATACTTTTTGTGGAATCTCAAGTAGATAACGTTCAGTTGCAAACTTTTTTGCAAAGTAAGTATCAAGAAAAACCCACTTACGTGCAACTTTTGGTTTTGTATCAAAATAGTTAACAATGTAGTCAGCTTGAGTTCTAGTAGGATAAAACTTTTTGTTATTTTCCTTTTTGGATTTCATATATAGAATATAGTTGTTAGCCCCACTATATGAGTCTAACAATTCTAATGCCTTTTGTTCTATTATTTGTTTTTGAAGTTCCAAAATTATAGTTATATATAAAAATAACAATAAAAAGAATATTTATCAATAAAAGTGATTTTTAAATAAAAAAGTTGTTTTTTTTTTATATTAATATATTTATTAATAAAATATAAAAATTATGAAAAGAATAGTTAGATTAACAGAATCAGATCTTGCAAGAATTGTGAGAAGAGTAATTAATGAACAAGCATCAGGTTTTGCAGCTACGACACCTGGAGTAGAAATTGCTTTTCAACTACCAGGTATGAATAATTTATATTATGATTGTAAATCTGGAAAAGTATTTGACGCATCTAGTAATGACGTTTCAGATAGAGCAACATTATCATCAGGTGATAGAGCAACGCTAACCAAATGGTGTACACATAAAGGAACCGGACCTGTAAAATAATAAAAAATTATTAAAAGAATATAATTTACCAAAATCACCCCAATCTAAAGTTGGGGTTTTTTTATAAAATAATCATCTGAATATTTATCAATAAAAGAATATGCAAAACAGAGTTCCAATAACACGACTTGGTAAATTTTTTGGTGATAGTGACTTTAAACTTGAGATTGAGATGGGTCAAGAGTGGTTAATTGGTGATATGAACTACACTTGTGTTTTATATCGTGTTGATAGATATAAAACCAAAACAGATGATGTTTATGGTGAAGCGGTATCAGATGGTATTAAGTTTTTACCACCAGTTGAGTTTAACGCTTATGTTGCAATTGCGGCACCAGAAAATAAATTTCTTGGGTCGACAAAAATGGATCAAGCAGAACCTGGAAATATCACAATGTCAGTTTATTTAAAAACACTAGAAGATTTAAAAATTGATATAGAATTTGGTGATTATGTTGGTTATTATGATACGGAATCTTTTGTTAGATATTATACAGTTGTAAATGACGGACGTGTAACTTCAGATATAAAACATACATACAAAGGTTTCAAACCATTTTATAGAACAATAATTGCTGCTCCTGTTGGACCTAACGAATTTAAAGGATTATAAAAATGCCATTACCTAAAAAAATAAAAAAGGATATTAACCTAATTGAAAAGAAAACTCTTTTACCTAGGAGACATGAAATTGCTAATATGATTTCACAAGACGGTACGTATTTACCAAAATCATTATTACATCCGGATTTAGATAGAGGGTTTTTAGATTTTGTTCGTGATGAATTAAAGTGTGTTGTTGAAGGTAATACAATACCTATGGTTGACATTTTAATAACAACACAAAATTGGTCGCAATTTACTGAAACTTGGGATTTTCAAAATATAGATAAGAATGTTGAACCACCATTCATTGGTGTTATAAGAACTCCTGAAGTAACATTTGGTGCCGCACCTTTTATCGCTGCAGGTAATATACCAAATAGAAGACAATATTTTTATGCAAAGGTACCAACTTGGGACGGACAAAGGCATGGGTTTGATATCTACAAAATACCACAACCAATTTCTATTGATATAAAATATACAGTAGTAATTGTTTGTAATAGAATGAGAGAGTTAAATAAATTTAATCAAACTGTTTTAACAAAATTTGCATCAAAACAAGCCTACCAAGTAATTAAAGGACACTACATACCAATTATTATGGGTGATGTACAAGATGAATCAATTTTAGATCTTGAGAAGAGAAAAGTATATCTACAAAAATATACATTTACATTACAAGGATTTTTATTGGACGAGGATGAGTTTGAAGTATCACCAGCTGTAACAAGAACTTTCCAAATTTTTGAAACTGAAAGTACTATTAAAAAAAGAAAACAAAAAAAACCGCAACCACAAATACCACCAACTTATATCCCAACATATGGAGTTGGCAATTTAGTTAACGTTCAAAAATTTGATTACACAGTAAATTTAAAATTATCAAGTAATGAAAATGTTGACAGTTTCCAGGTTTTTATAAATGATGATTTTTATGGTACAAGTGTTACTGAAATACAAATTAATACCGGAGACGAATTAAGGATTGTAATTACAAAAGACGATAACACAAAAGAATCAAATATAATATTCAATCAAGAGTTAATTTAATTCTCACCATATATATCTTTTTTTTCTTTACATTTTTCAATAATTAAGTTTTCTAAAAACTTATACATTTTAATTCCTCTCTTATCACAATACTTTTTTAATATCTCGTGACTTTCTATTGAGATTTTTAAATTTTTAATTTTTTTTGGTTCTTTATCCATAGGTAGAAAAAAGGTAGAAAAAAATCATACCAATATATAAATAGTTTTATTTAAGTAAAGTTTTTGGGTAAAATGTCAATATTTATATATAAAAATAAAATATTAAATAAAATTTAAAACCTATGGCAACTAACAGTAAAGTATTTGTATCACCAGGTGTTTATACTTCTGAAGTAGATTTAAGTTTTGTAGCACAAAGTGTTGGTGTTACAACTTTAGGTATTGCTGGTGAGACATTAAAAGGTCCGGCATTTGAACCTATATTCGTTAGAAATTATGACGAATACACTACTTACTTCGGTGGAACCACACCTGAAAAATTCGTAAACACACAAATTCCAAAGTATGAGGCATCATACATAGCAAAAGCATATTTGCAACAATCTAACCAATTATTTGTTACAAGAATATTAGGTCTTTCTGGTTATGATGCTGGACCTTCTTGGTCTATTGTAACTAAAGCTAATGTTGACCCAACAACAGTTAAATTTAATTGTGTTAGCGGTGCTGTTGATCCGTCAACTTGTGAATTTGTTTGTTACACAGCTAAAACATTATCATTTGTTGTAAACTTTACAGGGTGTACAAATGGTATAAGTACTATTAGCTTTGAGACATCATTTCCAAATGAAATAGAATCTATATTAACTGAAGATTATGAAGGTTTTGATGGTTCAATTTCTACAATTGATAATGATATTAAAAATTTAATTAACAATGTTATAAACGATGTTAACCCATTAACAGCACAAACAAATAATATAAGTTATTTTGGTGCTATTGATGGTGATGACTATGATACGTTAGCAACAATATTTTCAGCAGAAACAAATGTATATGATGTACCATCAGTTTCTGGTTTTAAAAATGATGGGACATCGGTTAACGATTACACATCTCCATTTAATGATGCGTGGTATTATTCATTATTTGATAATGTAGGTGGAGGATCTTATTCAGGATTTTCGTTCTTTACATATGTTGATGATTTATTTGAGATTATCCCAATTACAACTACTTCAACAACAATGACACCTTCACCAACACCATCAGCATCACCGGTTAATCCTTGTGTTAGTCCAACGCCATTAACTTCACCAACACCAACACCAACTCCGGTTAATATTGATTGTTGGTCAGGTAGTGTTGTTGGTAAAATCTATTACTATGAAGGTGTGTCTTATACTGATTATGATGATTTAGTAATTGGAACTTTAAGATCAAGAGGTATTGCAACATATTCAGATGCTAACAATCCTGTTTATGAAGTATCTAATATTAATAATGTTAATTTAGATATGACAGGACAATATGTTGGTGTACTTAAAAACCCATATTTACCATTTGCAATTAATGTGACAAATGATAGTGGAACAAACTTTACTTTTGAAACTTCATTTAGTCAATCAGATTCACAATACATTGCAAAAGTATTTGGTGGTACTAACTTTGGTAAACCAAGACAATCTACACCATTATTCTTAGAGGAAAGATTCCAATCTCTTTTAAATTACGGTTGGAGAAAAGGATTTATTAGAGGATTGAGTTCTGAAATTGTTGCATTAGATTCGGCACAAAGTGAAAGTCCACAGTCTATTGGTTGGTATTTAGATAGATATCAATCACCATCTTCACCTTGGGTTGTATCAGAATTAAGAGGTAATAAAACTTTTAACTTATTTAAGTTTTACACAATTTCTGATGGTAATAGTGCAAACTCCGAAGTTAAAATTTCATTCATTAATATGTCATTTGCCAATAGAACATTTGATGTTTTAGTTAGAGATTATTATGACGTAGATTCAAATCCAGTTGTGATTGAAAAATTCACAAACTGTTCTATGGACCCATCTCAAAATAATTTTATTGCTAAAAAAATTGGAACGCTAGATGGTGAATACGAATTAAATTCAAAATATATAATGGTTGAGATGAATGAGGACGCACCAATAGATGCACTACCTTGTGGTTTTGACGGTTATACATTTAGAGAATATGCTGGTGTTAAATCTCCATTCCCAGTTTATAAAACTAAATATGATTTTCCTGGTGAAGTAATTTATAATCCACCATTTGGTTTATCATCTGGAGCTGACGATTCAATTAGAAGTTCTGGTGATAATATCAGAAGAACTTACCTTGGTTTCTCAAATAATATTGGTTTTGATACAAGTTTCTTTGAATATAAAGGAAAAAGAAGTCCATTAACAACTTGTGAATTAGAAGGTGGCGAATGGGCTTACAGAACAAGAGGATTCCATATGGACCAATTTGCTAGTGGTATTACAATTTCTAGTGGATTTGCAACAAGTGGAACACCAAAATATTATGTAGGCGCGGCATCTTTCTCTTCTGAACCAACAGATATTAATAGTCCATATTATAGATTATTCTCAAGAAAATTCACAATGTTAGTTTATGGTGGATTTGATGGTTGGGATATCTATAGAGAATATAGAACTAATGGTGATAGATTTGTTTTAGGTCGTCAAGGATTCCTTAATGGTGCTTGTGTGTCAGACAGATACCCAACAGCAACAGGGTGGGGTGCGTTTAAACAAATCTCAATTGGTGATGGTACAACTGACTATGCAAATACAGATTATTACGCTTACTTATTAGGTATTAAAACTTTTGCTAACCCAGAAGCTGTTAATATTAACGTATTCGTATCACCTGGTATTGATTATGTAAATAATAGTGATTTAGTTGAGGCGACAATTGATATGATTGAAAACGAAAGAGCTGATTCACTTTATATTGCAACAACACCGGATTACAATATGTTTGTTCCTACAACAACTGAAGGTGATAATTTAATTTACCCACAAGAAGCTGTTGATAACTTGGAAACAACTGGAATTGATTCTAACTATACGGCAACATATTATCCTTGGGTATTAACAAGAGATAGTGTAAACAATACACAAATCTATATTCCAGCAACGGCTGAAGTTACAAGAAACTTGGCACTTACTGATAATATAGCATTCCCTTGGTTTGCAGCGGCTGGTTATACTCGTGGTATTGTAAATTCAATTAAAGCTCGTAAGAAATTAACACAAGAAGACAGAGATGTCCTTTATGTTGGAAGACTAAACCCAATCGCAACATTTGCCGATGTAGGTACCGTAATTTGGGGTAACAAAACTCTACAAGTAAGAGAGTCAGCACTTGACAGAATCAACGTAAGAAGATTATTGTTACAAGCAAGAAAATTAATTTCAGCTGTATCTGTAAGACTATTGTTTGATCAAAATGATGAACAAGTAAGACAAGACTTCTTGAATGCGGTTAATCCAATATTAGATGCGATTAGAAGAGATAGAGGTTTATATGACTTTAGAGTTACTGTATCAAGTGATACTGAAGATTTAGATAGAAACCAAATGACTGGTAAAATTTATATCAAACCAACAAGGTCTCTTGAATTTATTGACATCACATTCTACATTACACCGACTGGTGCGTCTTTTGATGATGTATAAATAAAAAGTTGATAATTTTAAAATGGTGATTAGAAATAGTCACCATTTTTTATTTTATGTAATATTTATTAATATGAATTATAAAAAAATAGTTAGAAGACTACTCAATGAAATAATTGACGAAAAGGAAAATCCGGTAATGAAATATTACGCTTTTGACTGGGATGATAACTTAATGTTTATGCCAACTAAAATTTATTTAAAAGATAATAATGGTAAAAGTGTTGGTATGTCAACAGAAGATTTTGCTGAATACAGAACTGATATTGGAAAAAAAGATTTTAAATACGAGGGTCATACTATTGTAGATTTTGATGATAATCCATTTAGAGATTTTAGGGTTACTGGTGATAAAAAATTTTTAGTAGATGCAATGAAAGCACCAATCGGTCCGGCGTGGTCTGATTTTGTGGAAGCAATTAACAACGGTTCCGTATTTGCAATTATAACCGCAAGAGGTCACACACCATCAGTGTTAAAAGAAGCCGTATATAGACTTATTGTTAGTAATAAACACGGACTTGATATGACTAAACTTGTAAAAAATTTAAAAAAATATAGAGAGTTAGCTGACGAAGATGATATGTCTGATGATGAGTTAGTAAGAGCTTATTTAGATATGTGTAAATTCCACCCAGTTTCATATGGTGAAGGTTCGGCTACAAATCCAGAACAAGGAAAAATTGATGCAATGGAGAAATTTGTAAGTTATGTTAAAAGATTATCGCATCAATTACAGAAAAAAGCATTTATGAAAAATAAAATAGGGAATTATTTTACACCATTTATTGGTTTTTCAGATGATGATGTAAGAAATATAGAAACAATGAAAAAACATTTTGAGAAAAAAGACGATAATATTTTAAAGACTTATTTAACAGCAGGAGGTAAAAAAAGATTATATTAATTATTATATAGTTCTTATTATATATAATTAGATAAAAAAAACCAAAGTAAATAGAAAAATTTTTCAATAGCAAATATTTATTGAAATAAAACAATAAAATAAAAAATTAAAAAATAGAAATTATGGCTGATTTATTAATGAAAATGCCTATTCCTTACGAACCGAAACGTAACAATAGATGGATTTTAAGATTCCCTTCATCATTAGGAATTAATGAATGGTACGTTGAAAGTACGTCAAGACCTAAATTAAGTATTAACTCCGTTAAGATACCATTCTTAAACACTGAAACGTATGTTGCTGGTAACTTTACATGGGGTGAACTAGCTGTAACATTTAGAGACCCAATTGGTCCTTCAGCAACACAAGCCGTTATGGAATGGATTAGAACTTGTGCTGAGTCTGTTACCGGTCGTATGGGTTATGCTGCTGGTTATAAGAAAAATGTTGACCTTGAAATGTTGGACCCAACTGGAGTTGTTGTTGAGAAATGGATTTTAGAAGGTGCCTGGTTAAAAGGGTATGATGGTGGATCACTTAAATATGGTGGTGATGAGATTGCAACAATTTCTTCAACCATTGTAATGGACAGATGTATCTTGGTTTACTGATTTTTTTAGAAAAAATTTACTTTTAATATTAACCGCATATCTTTAATTAGTATGCGGTTTTTTTATGCTATAAAATAATAATAAAAATAAAATTATGGAACAAGATTTAGTAAATTATGGACAACAAAATTTTAACTTACCACACGATATTATTCAGTTACCGTCTGGTGGTATTTTTTATAAGTCAAAAAAGAAATCAATTAAAGTTGGTTATTTAACTGCCACTGATGAAAATATATTAGCAAATATTGATGGTAAAAAATCAATTAGAGAAGCTATTGTTGTACCATTATTAAGAAATAAAATTTATGAACCAGAAATTAGACCGGAAGAATTGTTAGAGGGTGATGTTGAAGCCGTTTTACTATTTTTAAGAAATACATCTTTTGGTCCGGAATATAAGTTAAATTTAACTGATCCTAAAACAAATCAACCATTTGAAGCATCAATTATGTTAGATGAGTTAAATATCAAACAACCAAAAATTCAACCAAATGAAGATGGTTTATTTGAAACAAAATTACCAATGTCAGGTTCAGTCGTTAAATTAAAACTATTAAGTCTAATGGATACAATAGCCATTGATAATATTGTTGATATGTACCCAAAAGGTTATATCGCACCAACTGTTACAACAAGATTAAATAGAATGGTTGTAGAAATTGATGGAAATACAAATAAAGAAGACATAGCAAAATTTTGTCAAAATATGTTGATTGGCGATTCAAAACACATTAGAAAGTTTATGAACGAAAATGAACCAAAATTAGACCTAAACAGAAAAGTTATAGCCCCGTCTGGAGAAGAGGTAGATGTTCAAATCGCCTTTGGGGTTGAATTTTTTCGGCCTTTCTTCTAACTACATTAAATTTTTAAACGAAGAATTCTACTATCTTTCCAAGTTTTTAAGAACACAATACTCTGAGTTCTTAACAATACCAACGTATATTAGAAAATTTTTATTAAATAAAATTATAGAGGATCTTAAAATAGAAAAACCTTAAGATTTGGTATTTATATTAAAATAACATTATTATGTTTGCTGGAGGAAAAAAAGGTAAAGAATATCAAAAAAAGGAAGATTTAGAAAAAGCTTATGATGAGTTAACAAAACAAAAAGAAGCTCTAGAAGAAAAAATTTCTGATTCAAAAGAAAAAGAGGAAACAGTAGTTGCTAGTAATGCCTATGAGGTTGGTAACTTTGCTATAGGTATTACTGACGCGGCAAATGTAGGTAAAATATTAGAATCAGCATTTAAAGGTGTTGCTAAAAATTTTAATCCTGCAAATTTACAAAAAGATATTGAAGCCTTAACAAAACAAGCTCAAGACTTAGGTAATAATATGGGTATTGGTTCAGCTAGAGCCGGTGAGTTTAGGTCTATGATTGCCAATGCCGTTCCGGATATGGTTAGGCTTGGAATGACAGAACAGGAAGCTTTAAAAGTTTTTGAAAATGTACCAAAAAGTTTAGGTGTTAACACAACACTAGCAAAGGAAACAGTTGTTGAACTTGGGGCCGCATCAAAAATATCTGGTACTGATGCTGGAGAACTTGCAAACAAATTTAAAAATGTTGGTTTTAATTTGGATCAAGTTGGTAATAAGATGGCTGATGTTGCAAATTACGCAAAAGGTGTTGGTGTAAATGTTAATGCAGTAACAAAAGGTGTTGTTGATAATATTGGAAAGTTAAACACAATGAATTTTGAGGGAGGTCTTAAAGGTCTTACCAAAATGGTAGCACAATCAGAGATGTTGGGTATTAATATGTCAAATGTTTTAAACAAAGCGGACGAATTAATGAATCCAGAAAGTGCTATTGAATTTTCATCAGCATTACAAAGACTTGGTGTTCAATCAAGTGCATTACTAGATCCTTTATCAGCTATGGATATGGCATTAAATGACCCTGCTGCACTCCAAAATGAGATGGTTAAAATCTCACAACAGTTTACAAGGTTAAAAGCAGACGGTTCAGGTTTTGAAATACTACCAGGTGCTAAATTACAACTTAAAGAAGTTGCGAAACAACTAGGTATGAATGCCGATGAATTGGCTAACATGGCAATTAAGAGTTCGGATCTTGATATGAAAATGAGTAAAATCAGATTCCCTGGTTTTGCCGCATCAGAAGAAGATAGAACGTTAATTGCTAATATGTCACAAATGAAAGATGGTAAAGCCGTCGTTCAAATTAAAGACGAAGCTGGTCAAATGAAGGAAGTTGATGTTGAAAACTTAACCGCTGAACAATTAGAAGCACTTAAAAAAGACCAAGCAGATCAAAATAAATCAGCAGAAGAAATTGCAAGAGACCAATTATCCGTATTAGAAAAAATAAATGCAAATATTTCTGGAGCCCAAGGTGCAATGAGAATGGGTATAGCTAGTTCAGGTCCATTACAAAGAATGACAGATGCTTCTTATAAAATACAAGAAGCAACAACAAGAGGTTTTGGTGAACAAGTAACAACAGAAGGTGTTAGAAATTTTGCCGCTGGAACTATGGGTGATGTTGAAAAAGGTATTGTAAATTTAGCAACAGGTGAAATTAATTTAGAAAATTTAAAATCAGCCTTAGGTGAGTTTGCAAATATACCAAGTAAAATTTTAGATGGTATAGAAAAAGCCGCAGGAGGGATTAAAGCAGGTGCTGTTAAAGCATATGTTGAAGGTTCATACGGAGTTCAAGAAACGTATAGTGAAGTAAGTGGAAAAAAACCAGAAAAACCAACAGTAGAAAATAGTACTGTTATACAAGGTGTTGAAGATTTAACTAATAAAATTAAAGAAGGTTATAGTAATGTAAAACAATTTTTAGGTATTGAAACAAAGACTGATGTTAATGTTAATGTTAAAACAGATCAAAATGTTGGAAATATGACAGACCAACAGAAATCTACTATTACTGACGAGATTGTAAAATGGTTTTCTGACAATAACAATATAACATCTGTTTATAATAAAATGTTAGAAGTTAATAAAGGTGATATGCCAAGTAAGCCTTAATAAAAATATTTTTTTTGTATTTATAAAATAAAATGTCAGAGAGTACTTTATCATTTGCATCATCCTCAAGTTTCAGAAACCAACTAATGGTTAGAAACTTGAAACCTTATACTGTACCTGGTGTTTTTTCACCACCAAGTAGTAATGTAAATTATGAAACAAATTTGACAGTATCTAGTGTTATTGACTCACCAGATACTTTAATTTCATCAAACAATTTTGCAAATACATTATATCCATTAAATGAGTATGGACCTGATGGTGGATTTGAAGGTAAATATTCATTACCTGCTGCACCATATCCGGTTGAATCTAATTCAGGTCCGTATAGTCCAAATGACACACAACTTGATATTATTAATGAATTTTTTATTGATGCAGCTTATGTACAGAATATTTATGGTCCGGAAGGCGGATATAATGATTTAGTTGTTATTACCGATGTTGTTGGTAATCCTAAACTATACCAACCATATTGGGACCCATCATCATTTGTCGCATCATCATATTCAACTTATGATTTAATATTTAGTCAAAACCCAACCGGTTCAAACGGACCCTTATCGCAGGATACTTATCTTGCTAGACTTGGAGCTAGTACTTTAAAAAGTTTGTTTGAAGAAAGAATTGCAGCAGAAATTACACAGAATACAATTGGTAGAGTAAATTTAGATTCGTTACAAGATCCGTTTACTGCAACACTAGTTGCTAGTGGTAAAGAACCTTTTGTTGAAAAAAATTGGAAAATTACAGAACCAGAAAATCCATTAGGCGCTGCAGTATCATTAGGAAATAGATTGAGTGGTACGTATTTCCCAGTTTCGTTAATTCCAGGTGACTATTTCAATGGAACGGAAATACAAGCACCTAGACTTGAGAAAGCACTTGAAGTTATTAATCCGTTAACTGGCGGACTATTAGGACCAGTTTTAGATGTTTTTAGAAATCCGTCTGAAACATTTGTTGCTAATACCGGTAACGGACAAAGATCAATATTATTTTCTACATTAGATTATAACAAATATAGACCAAAATACACAAGAGGACCAATACAATCAATAACAACTGGTCTTGATAGAATTTTAGATCCGGATAAACCAAATACAGGTGGTTATTATGTTGGTAGCCCACAAGCGGAACCATCAAGAATTGATTCACCGGCAAATCAAGTTCCAGTTGGTCCTGGTGGTAAACAACTTACAACAATTGTTTATGGACCACAAGAATTGGGTATATTATATGAAGGTAACCAAAATAAAATACAAAATGGATTGGCCGGAAAATCTTTAACCGATGGCGGTGGTATTGCCGGACAGTTTGTTTGGACATCACCAAAATATAAACCAAATGCTGGTTTTAAAGTAGGTGTTGGAGGAAAAGTAACCGAACAAGATAAAGAATATGAAGTTGTTAAAACAGATTATGAAAAATATCAATCAACAGATATTAATTTTAAGGAAGGTTCAATATTAGATCAAACACAAAGATTAATAAATTCTGCTGATAACGTACAAGGTGGTACAAGATTAAAACACGTTGGTAATGCAATTAACCAGGTATCAAAAGTATTTAATGATGGTTATAAAGAAATAACAAAAGGCTCAAAAGTACTATCATATAAAAATGATTCTGATGGTACTGAAGCTGGAATTGAATATTGTAGAATTTTTACAAAAGATACGCCGTATTTCACATATGCTGATTTACAAAAAAGTGATGGTATTACAAAATCAGGTAGAAAATTCTCATATTCAGTATTTGATAATACATATAATTTAAATATTGCACCATTAAAAAATCCAGGTTCAACAAATATAGTTGACAATAAAGTTAAAAAATATATGTTCTCAATTGAGAACTTAGCTTGGAGGACATCAGATAGACCTGGTTATACTTATGATGATTTACCGGTTTGTGAAAGAGGACCAAATGGTGGTAGAATAATGTGGTTCCCCCCATATAGCTTAACTTTTAGTGATGATAGTTCACCACAATTTAATCCAACAACATTTTTAGGAAGACCAGAACCAATTTATACTTATAAAAATACAACAAGAAAAGGTAGTATAAGTTGGAAAATGATTGTTGACCACCCTGCGGTAATGAATACAATTGTACAGAAACAATTAAAAAACATACCAAAAGAAAGAGTTGATTCTATGTTAGATTCATTTTTTGCTGGATGTTTAAAATATGATTTATATGAATTAGGTATTAAATTTAATACAATACCAACAAGAGATTTATTTACTTACCAACAAGTATTAAACAACCCAAGATTGACAGCTGAAGAACTTGGACAAGTTGCTTTTGAAATACCACAAACACCTGAAAGCTCAACAGTAACACAAGGTAGCGGTACAAACTCCGATAATAGTAATAATGCAAATTCAACAACAAGCACCGTTCAAAATCAAACCTCAACAGAATTAGTCGCAACACAAGACTTAGATAAGTTTGTAGGATATGGTTGGTATTTTGATAATAATTCACCAAATTCAAGAACAGGAGCCAACACATATGGACCAACAGCAACAAACGATTTTGATTTTTGGTATGAAGGATATATGGGTAGAAAAAATGTAGAATATGTAAATAATGCACCAGAAAAAGCTTATTTAACAAATGATATAACAGAAGGACCAAGAGGTGGTGTAATAACATATAATGGTGCTGTTAAAGAATATACAAGATCTGCAATTCCAGATTTTTTTACTCAAGTTGTTGAAGGTAACTTTTCCGTATTAAAAGGTGGGTTTCTTGAAAAAGTTAGAGAAATATTAACCCAAGGTGGTAAAATAGAAATTGATTTAGTTGGTTCAGCTTCAGCAACAGCTAGTGTTCAGTATAATGTTGACATATCAAAAAGAAGAAATGATTCTGTATTAAAATGGTTAGGAAAACAAGAAGTATCTGGAAAAACAATACAAAATTATATTGACGATAAAAGCCTTATTTTAAAATTTACACCAAGAGGTGAAGAAATTGTTATACCTAAAACAAATTCAGAAGCACAACAATCTTCTGACACTAATGATATTGCATTAGTTAATAGTAGTGGTAAGGATAGTTTTTTAACTGATAGTGTTGATTGTAGAGTGAATGTTAGGGAAAAAGTTGGAACAAACCAATATAAAAGGACAAGTTTTGCTGAGTGGTATTCTATACCACCTATGGCCTGTAGAAGGGTGGCGATTCAATCGATTAGAGCTAAAGTCCCACCAAAGCCACCAGTAAAAGAAGAAGTTACCGTTAATGAAGGTGGTGGTGGTGAGAATGTAATAGTTGTTGAAGATCCACAAACAAAACCATCTAACGCAATTAAACCATCACCAAATATTACTGTAGAACAAAAAATAAAAGACGGTATTTCTAAAAAAATACTAAGATTTTTATTTTCAGAGTGTGACTATTTTGAAGTATTAAAGGAAAATGACCCAATGATATTCCAATCAATAAAAGATAAAATTAAATATTTTAATCCGGCATTCCACTCAACAACACCTGAAGGTCTAAATGCTAGACTTACATTTTTAAATCAATGTGTTAGACCAGGACAAACAATACCTATAATTGGTGCTGATGGTAGACCAAAATACAATGACGCTTTAAACACATCATTTGGGGCACCACCAATATTAGTATTGAGAGTTGGTGATTTTTATCATAGTAAAATTGTACCTAATAATTTATCATTTAAATATGATGATGCTAAATATGATTTAAACCCAGAAGGTATAGGTATACAACCAATGATTGTTGATGTTAGTTTAAGTTTTGATTTTATTGGTGGTCACGGATTAAGAGGTCCTGTTGAGGAATTACAAAACGCTTTATCTTTTAATTTTTATGCAAATACCGAAATTTACGATGAAAGAGCAACAGCAACCGAAGATGTTAGTGAAAGAGATAAGTATGTTGTTGAGAAAATATTAGCAAATCAACCACCGGTTAAAACAAATCAAGTAGAAAACCCAATACCTAAAAAAGGTGGTTCGACTATTGGTAATATATTAAATGACACTGAAATTGATTATACAAAAAATCTTAATTCTTTTTGGACCAAAACCGTTGAATATTTTGATGCCGTAATAAACACAAATAATACATTAGTTAAAACAAATAATATCGGAATTATAAATTTATTATTTTTAGAAAAAGATTATTTAAAAGGTAGTTTTGATGAGTACGGAACAAAAGAACAAGTTTCAATATACGGTAAACCAAAGAATGTTGAAGAAAAATTAAATAAACTTTTTGATAGAGTATTAGATGATGTATCAAAAAGGGAAGATCCTTTTATGCAACAAATAATTAAAAATGATGATTTAAGATTAAAAGATAAGAGAGAAATTGAAAATAGACTTAAAGATTATATTACAAAAACTAAAGATGATTTTATATTAAATGTTACAAATAATTTAACAAGTCTTGTTACTTTACAACAAGAGTATATACAATATTTTAGACAATTTAATTTAATATTAACAAAAACAGATGGCTCATTAAATAGTAATAACCTAACAAATATATATAACTTGTCCGGTGTAACCTTTAGCCCAACTGTAGGCGGAGATACTCCTCCACCACCACCTAGTGCCGCACCAGCACCAGCAGATACTTTTGAATTAATTAAACAAACTTATGGTAAAATAAAAGATAAACATAAAGAATTTTTTGATGAAAAAAATGGTATTGTTAAAGCATGGTTGTTTTTAGGTTTAGATTTAGCTGATGACATATATAATAAAGGTAATTCAACTTTTAATGATAAAGGGGTTGAAAATAACCCAAATAACAAAAATGAAGAATTAGGTAAAATTAGTTTTACTTATAATACATCAATAAAATATAATAAAGAAACTAACCGATTTTACCAAGTAATGGCACAAGTAATTTTTGATGAAAATAAAAGAAATGATTTTAAAAATTATTTATTAGATAGTACACTATATGGTGATAATAAAACAAATGTTGAGAAAAGTATTAATGATGCAACTCAAGGATTAGTAAATCAATGGGATAAGTATACAAAATATAATTCAGAACAAAGATTTACTGAAAAAAATATAAAAGAAAGTGAAACATATAAAAAATTAACAACATCACCAATAGATCCGGCAGTTACTTATAAACTAAATTATGTGTTTACAACAAACGCAACAAATGACCAGAAAAAAAGAATATTAGACTTATATTCAACAAATAACATTAATACAAAAGTAGAAACTTTTGATGGTAAAATTAAATTTAATTAAATATGAATTTACAATATTACAATAGATATAGTCAATTTTTAGTTAATGGACAACAAGAAGTTGTTCCCTATATAATATTACCATCTAAAGCAACCGATAAAAATTACATTTATAGGATTGGTCAATCAAGGTTAGATAAAATATCTACACAGTACTATAATTCACCATTTTTTGGTTGGTTAATATTACAAGCAAACCCACAGTATAGTGGTTCTGAATGGAGTATACCGGATGGTGCTATATTGACAATTCCATTTCCTTTACTAACATCATTACAGGATTATAACAATGAATTAAATAATTACTTTTTTTATTATGGTAGATAACGGAGAAAATATATTAGTTGAATTTGATTATGACAACATAACTCTCGTTGACCCAAATAAAGTAATAGATGAAGAAGGAAAGGTTAGAGAAAGATATGTTAAACAAGAAAATTTAATGATGTATGCTAACTTGGAATGTAGTGTTGTTCCAAGAACAAAATTAGCAATTGGTGCACCACTAAATGATAATGTAAGGACAATTTCTGTTGGTAAAATTAATTTCCTAAATCCAGGTTTTAAAAAATTTATGAGCACATCTTGGTCCGATGAGTTAACCGGAAAAGATACAGTAAAAGGTGAAGGGGTAAATCAACCAAAATTAAATGCCGTACAAAATCCAAAAAAATCTGACGACTATTATATAACACAAAGTCAATACTCAAATGGTACACCGGGATCTGTTGATACTGGTTTATTAGGTATTAAATCAATTAATATTGATATTAACACAGCATTTTATCCAACTGTTAGTATAACATTAGAGGATGTTAAAGGTAGAGCATTATTTGAAGCTGGTAATAATTCACCATATGCTGCATTCTTCCAATTACCATATCCAATTTTTTATTTAACTATTAAAGGATTTTATGGTAAAGCAGTAAGATATCCATTAATGTTACAGACGTTTTCATCAACTTTTGATGGTTCTTCTGGAAATTTTAAAATTAGTTTAAAATTACACGGATATAAATATGGTATAATGTCTTATGTAAATTGGGGTCAAATGTTAGCGGTACCTCATATGTATAATACATTTGTTAATAAAAATTTACCAACAAATAATTCTGGGACACAAACAAGTGTTTCTGTTGATAATGGTGAAGTTACAATTACTGCAACAAGAAATCGTAATAGAAAACCAGAACTAGTTAGTAGAGGTTATCAAAAAATGAAAGAAGTTTATTCTGAGTACAAAACAAAAGGTTTAATTGATGATGATTTTCCTGAATACACAGTAACAAAACTTAAAAGTAAATTAGATAATTTTATAAAAGAAATTTTAGAAAAATTCTCAAAAGAAAATCTAGGTACATTAACAGAGTTAGATAATTTTCAAACACTACTAACCGAGTTCCAAAAGAAAGTATTCTTTAATACAAATTCTTGGTATAGAACTTATCTAGATGAAAAAACACCATTTGTTTTAACAAATGAAAGTAAAGTTTATACATATAAAAAAGATTATAATACACCAGAAAAAAGAACTGCAGCAGAAACAGAACTAGATGGTATTTTAAAAGATTTTGTACAAAAACTATCGGCTAATAGTGTTGCCGGTACAAATGGTAGTTATACTGTATCAGGAAAAGTAACTAAAAGTCAAGTACCAATAGATGTTGATTTGAAAAAAATAAAAATTGATGTAACAGATAAGGACGTTAATTTTTCTGAATCATACAAAGAAATATTTGGTAAAAACGCATCTAAAAGTGCAACAACAGCAACAACTGTTGTTGATGAATTTAAACAAAATTATACATCAATAATTAATAATTCCTTATTCTATTCTTTTGATGGTAAAGGTAGATTTAATGAAATTATTGAAATAGCATCAAAAAATGTTACAACATTAAGATCTGAAATTGAAAAAAAAATAACAGAAAGTTTAGCCGAACAATTATCAAGAAAAGATAGTGGTATTGGTTTTAAACCAACAATAAGAAATATTTTAGCACCATTTTTTGCACAAGGTGAAGCATTCATTAGATTAATGGATGATGTACACACAAAAGCTTGGGAAGTAAGAGAAAATCCATATAGAAAAGCGGCGGTGATTGGTGGTTCATCAACAGCACAAAGTGTTGATGTTAAAGTACCTGGACAGACAACTGAACCAATTTATCCTTGGCCACAAGTATTAAGAGAATACACTGCCGAAGATGGTAACGAAAAATTTGAACAAAAATATCCTGGTGATCCGTCAATATCTTCATTAACAAAAGCATATATTCCGGAACTATGGCCAGAAATTGAATTTGTTGAAGAATATATTAAAGGTTTTATTGAAAGAGAACAACCAGAACCAGATATTGGTGATACAAATAACGGTGAACTTAAACCTAATAGATTAAGTTTAAATTCTGTTGATTTCCCTATAACAAATGAAGTCTTTCAAAATAAAGAGGAGTCTAAATTTTATTATGAAATTTACGAAAGAGTAATGGTAAATGCTTTTTATTCTAAATTAAGTAGACAATCTGGTTATCAATCAAGTGTTTATTTGGTTGAATCTGAAAATGAAAAATTAAATGTTTTAAAAAGTTTAGGTTCCGAATCACCATTTTTACAAAAGAAATTAAAACAATACTTAATTGATGGTGGTAATTTTACAACATTTTTAAGACACATATCAAATCAAGGTGAGGGTGAAAGCTGGCAAAAATTTATTAGAGGTGAAATAGTTACACCGTATCTAAAAAATAAAGTAGACAACCCAGCCCAAATATTTAATAGAGGTTTATTAAGTAGTGAAAAATCACAACCTAGTTTATCTTTAACTCAAGCAAATAAAATTACAGACTATATTCAAAACTTAACGTCAAGTAATGAATTTGATTTTACAGATATGTACCCAATCACAAATTTAGATTGGTCAAAAAAATATTTAGCAAATGGAAAATCAGTAAATGGAGATAAAGAAATCTTTAATACTAATAAAGTGTTAAAATATAACACTGTCCATAAAACTATAACAAATTTTTCAATTGACGATACAACAACAACTAAAAGACCAGTAACAAATTATAACTATACAACAAATATTTTTAATCAAACAATTAATACAAATTTAAAACAGTTTTATAATAATAGAAAAATCGAAGAACAGTTTATAACTGAAGGTAATGTAAATTATTCAAACTACGAAGCTTATTTGACGGATACTCAAACAACATCAATATTAAATACACCATTTTTTATAAACTCAATACAAAATGGATTATTTAACTTTAGATATAAATCAAATGATTTATCACCTTATAAATCCGCAGCTTACTATTTTATTAATAGTTTACCACTCGCAACTTTAAGAGAAAAATATAAAGATTTAGAAAGTAATACCGAACTTGATTATATAATATCAACTTTAAAAAAGTTTGGTGGTGTACATAGAATGCCATATGCTTGGATTTTAAAGTACGGTTCGATATGGCACAGATATAAAACTTGGAATAGAAAAGGTACTGACGTTTTAGATGAATCTTGGAATAACTTTAATTATTTAGCAAATTATGATCCATCAAATTCAGCGTCAACTAAAACCTTTACATTAAATATAAATAATCAACCAAAAAATATTGTATTAACTGATAATATAACAAATGGTTCAAATACGGTAACAACAATGAATGTTGGATTTTATCCAAAATTAATTGATGATATGAATGTTTTTCTACAAGGTTTAAAATTATTTTCTGGAACAACACAATTAAATGGTACCGCAACAGCATATAATGATATTTTAGTTGTTGAAACAATTAATGATAACAACTTATTACCTGGACAAATATTGGCTGGACCAGGTGTTGAATTAAACACAACAATAGTTTCACAATTAAGTGGTACAACTGGAGGTATTGGAATTTATAAAGTAAACCTAGCTCAAAACCCAACAGTTTTAAATGGTGTTTGCTCTATAACTGGAACAACAATGGATGTATTAAGTATCACTGGTGGTACACTTTCAGTTAACCAAAAAATTGTAGGACAAAGTCTTGAAATAAATACAAAAATATTATCACAAGTTAGTGGTACAACTGGTGGTGTTGGTAGATACACAATTGACATACCACAGAATGTAACATCATCTAATTTCTTTTTGTCAAATCCACAAATTTTTTATGTGACAAACGCATCAACAGCTGGTTATTCACAAGGTGAAGTACAAACTTTATTGGACGATGGTAAATTGATATTATCAACAACAATTGAAAGTAAAATTGTCAAACCAACTGGATTTGATAATTCAGATAATGGTAGGTCATTAAATCTTTCTACTTGGTCAGTTTTAACAAAAAATAATACCGATGATAAATATTTTATTATACCATCATTTGGTAATACAATAAATCAGATAAATGATGAATGTTTTAAAAACAATAATTTAAAAATTGAAATTACAAATAATCCGGCATTATTTAATGGTTCAGTTAGAATGTTTTGGGGTGCACCTAATTACGGTTATTTTGATTTAACAAAAATAACTAAACCAGACCCAAGTTCTTATATGAAAGAAATATTCCCAGATAAGGCAATACAACAAAATTTTTCATTGAATGGTGATAATAAAAAATATAATAAAATATCTGAAATATTTACAACATTTGAAACCGAAGTTTTAGACTATTTTGAAGAAGAATTTTTAAATTTTAGTAGATCGATATATGATTATAATACTTTAATTGCTGGAGAACCAGGTGAGGAAACCGAACTTGAGATTGCATTTAAAAATTTTCAATATCTAATGAGACAACTTATGGTTATTGAAAAACCAACAAATTTACAGAATGAGACTTTAGTTGATGAGGTCATTAAAAAACAAAATGAAAACTTCCAAAAAGTTTTAAATAAGTTTATGGAATATGACGTTGTACTTAAAATGGGTAATCCAACAATGTACGATAAAAGATTATTTTATACTTTCTCAACTAAATTTATTGAAGACCCAATTTCATATCAAGGTTATAATCAAGGTGCACCAGGTTCTTTACCGACAAATGGTGGTTCAATAACTTTAGCACAGTCAAAAAGTGCAAACCCACAGACTTGGAAAGACCTTGAGTATTATGTTGGTTTTTCTGAAATACCAGAATTAGTTTATTCTGATAATGGTTCATATATTACAGATTTTTTTGTTGATATGAATGTACAATTTAATGAAAAAAATGTAAAAGATTTTGCACCAATTATTAAATTATATGCAACACAAAAATTAATTAATAAAAATATTAATGTTTCTGAGTTTTTTACATTAATGAATACATATTTGGATACAACAGAGTTATATCTTAACAATGTTCTAAATGATTTAATGACAGGTATTAGAAATGAATTACCAGAAATTGTTGTAACAAATGAAGGTCTTGACAATAAAGCACCACTACAAGGTGATCAATCAAGAGACGAACTTTGGGATATGTTTAAAGCTTTAAATGATACTTGGATAGCTGGAGCTGACCTTAAAACAAAAACAATATTTGAAGATTTATTATTATTTGATAGAGCAAGTAGAGATATTGGACAAAAAGTTTTAGTGGACATCTTTAAGGTTAAAGATATGATTGAAACCGGTTTAGTAAAAAATACTTGGTATAATATAATATCAACAATATTACAAGAAAATAATTTTACAATATTCCCAATCCCAGCCTTTTCAAATTTTTATAATGTACAAGACGCTGTAAAAAATCCGGTACCTAAAGCTGAAGGTAGTTTAGAATTTGCAAATTCATTTTGGGGTACATTTTTAAATGTTGATTACCGAAACACAAC